CAGCTGATTCGGATCGGCGAGGCCTTCAAGGCAAATCCGTTGTGCACCATTCGCGAAGCGATTGCATCCGGCCACGGTATCGGCAAGACCGCCGAGGTGGCTTTTATTATTTTATGGGCAATGTCTACCAGACCGCATCTTGCCGGTGTGGTCACCGCTAACACCCTACCCCAGTTGACAACCAAAACATGGCGCGAGCTGGCGGTCTGGCACAAGAGGTTAATCAATGCACACTGGTTCAAATGGTCCGCCACCAAGTTCTACCACGTCGAGCACGCAGACACGTGGTTCGTTGCAGCTGTCCCAAATACTGAGCACAACTCTGAGGCGTTTGCAGGGCTCCACGCTACGCACGTACTTGTCATCTATGACGAAGGCTCCGGTATCCCGGACAAGATCTACGAGGTGTCCGAAGGTGCGATGACCACACCCCGGGCGATGTGGTTCGTCTTCGGCAACCCGACAAGGAATACCGGCCGGTTCAGGGAATGCTTTCACTCAGACAAGCACCGCTGGACAACCCGGCAGATCGATTCCCGCACAGCCATGATGACCAACAAGGCCGAGCTGTCTGAGTGGGTGAATGTTTACGGCGAGGACTCTGACTTTGTCCGCGTGCGGGTACGCGGCGTGTTCCCGAGGACTGGCGACATGCAGTTCATCAGCTCAGAGCTGGTGGACCGTGGGATGCGGTGGGAGTGTCCCTACGAGGCACACTTCCAGCTGCCGATCTTAATCGGCGTGGACGTCGCACGCTACGGCGATGACAAAACGGTTATTGCCATCCGCCAGGGCCGCAAACTTCTGGAGCTGCGCAAGTTCCGAGAGCTGAATACAATGCAGGTGGCCACGGTAGCGGCCGACGCGATCCGGGAGTACCGGCCAGCCGCAACCTTCGTCGATGGAATTGGTGTAGGTGCTGGCGTGGTGGATCGATTGCGCATGCTCAACTACGAAATCGTCGAGGTCAACGCCGGTGTCAAACCGGATGACGAGGACACCTACTTCAACAAGCGCGCCGAGATGTGGGACAGGGTCAGGATCTGGTTGCGCGATGGCGCCGACATCCCGGACGACGCGGAACTGCGTCAGGCTTTGATCGGCATCGAGTATTCCTTTGACGGCAAGGAGCTGATGCGCATGGAGCGGAAGCAGGACATGAAACGCAGAGGACTCGACAGCCCGGACGAGGGCGACGCGATCTGCATGACATTTGCCGAGCAGATCGGCGACTACACCAACAACTGGTTCGAGCCAGAAGACCAGTTCGAACCAGAGGCAGCATGATCATGCACGGGAGAACAAGCCCTATGAGGGGCAGCAGACGTTTCGTTACCGGTAAAGATGGACGCGTGCTACTGAAGGAGCCGCACCCGCTCTGGCTCATGTACCGGAAAGTGAATAGTACTGTTCGACAAGCGTTACGCCGGTGGGATCTTGAACTGATGGTCCTGTCGGGTGTGATCGGGGTGGCGGCATTCCTGAAGTCATTTGGGTATATAGCATGAACGACGCCTTCGACTTCACCCCGCCAGACAAGTGCACCATTTGTGACGGCGAGTTCAGCTTTGAAGACGAGGGTGGATCCCAAGGATTCATCGGCATTTTGCCAGTGACCTTCTGCCCGACCTGCAAGGCTGGCATATTTGATTTCGTCGAGAGCCAGTGCGAGATGTGTCAGGAGGCTACGAGCGCAGAAGATATGCCTCCTGGCTGGCCCAATGGCTTGACGGAGGAACCTGATGCCGCTTAAACATAATAGCAACAGCGCAATCAACGAAGAGGCCATCAAAAGCTTCTTGTATCCCAAAAGGGTCGCGGCCGAAGAGGTGTTGCACAAGAATCCTGGCGCCAAGATCCTGCCGACCCAGCCCATCCCGGACGAGCTGCCATCCTGCAAGCACATGATTCCGATCAAGCACAAGACCTGCGGCGCGGTCGCGTTCTACTACACCCACGTCCCGGCCAAGGGAGAGATGATGACCGCGACGCGCGCGAGGACCATCGGTGGCGATACCATCGAGCCTGGGGCAACAATGACCTGCGGCAGCTGTGGAGACGGTGTCCACCCCATTCATCTGCAGGTGAGCAAAACAGATTACGAGGCAGCGCATGGGTAGGATATCTAACCAGCAGAAGATCTCACTACCCACCAAGCGCGGCAAGTTTGGTCGTGAGATCGAGGCCGATTACAACGAGATCAACCTGTTAGAGACCCCCGAGGCCCAGCAGGCGAAGGTCGAAATGTGGATCGCTAAAAACCTTGGTGACGTACTGATTAAGAACTATCCGAACCGTGAGTGGGGCATTTATGTCAATATCGAAGGACGGATGGTTATCATTTCCTGCGATTCGCTCTCATCTGAAAAAGGCTACCACATTCACATGGAGGGGCGTACTATCCACCAGTTACAAGCGAAGAGCATTAGCGCAGCGGGTGAAATTCTGGAGCGGCACGGCATCACCAGAGGCAAGCATGTCGATGAAGATATATTCGAGACGCTGCCCCGGGATGCTGGTGACAACGTCATAACCGAAGATTCAGGAGCGGGCTACCTGTAATGGCAGACTCTCAAGTACCGATAGGAATCACAGACGCGCAGGGGCATCCGACATCTCCCAGCGCACCGGTGTCTCCAGAAGCTAATGCGTCGATGGAGCGCTTCGGATCCGGCGGTGATGTCTACTCGCGCAACCCGAACCAGTTACCCCCAGGCGATTCGCCGGAGGGCGGTGGCAGCATCGGCACACCACAGGACACCGGCGACGGAGATCTGAAAGACGGCCAAGCTTCCTCGATGATTACAAGGGACGCATGGCTGATCGCCAAGGCCCACGAGATCTACACCACTTCCACTGACTACGTCGACGCCAATATCACCAATATCTGGGAGACGAACCTTGCACATTTTAATAACGAGCACGCGCCCAGCACTGCTTTTAGGGGTAAAAATTGGAGACGAAGTCGTGTTTTCAGGCCGAAGACGCGTGCTACCACAAAAACCGCTGAAGCAGCGCTTACGGTCGCTGCCTTCTCGACCATTGACGTTGTCGACATACAGGCCGAAGATGAGCGAGACCCCCTCCAAATTGCATCCGCCCAGATAAATCAGAACATCCTGCAGTACCGCCTCGACCGGCGCATGCCGTGGTTCCAGACCGCAATCGGCGCCTACCAGTCCACCAAGGTTTACGGCCTGTGTATCTCGCACCAGTACTGGCGCTACGAGGCGGACGTCGACTACGAGCCTGCCATCGATGACCAGGGTATGCTGATGACCGATGACGAGGGATTTCCACTGGGCACCGAGGTGCCGGTGATTCGCAAGGATGAACTGGTCTGTGACTTAATCGCGCCGGAGAACTTCCGCTTCGACCCGATGTGCGACTGGCGCGATCCCTGCAATACTTCACCTTACCTGCTTTACATGATGCCGATCTACGCCGGTGAAGCACTGGAGCGGATGGAGACCATCGACAAGAAGACCGGCCAGCCGCAGTGGCGGAAGTATGCACTGGGCCAGATCCTCGCCACCCGGCGCAAGAATTACGACCGTACCCGGCAGGCGCGCGAGGGACGTCAACGAATCGACCCGGCTGACGAGCAGCACGGAAACGCCTATACCACGCTGTGGGCCCACATGAATATTGTCAAGATCAACGGCACCGACATGGTCTACTGGACCATGGGCACCGAACTGATCCTGTCCGATGCAATACCCCTCAGACAAGCCTTCGACTGGCTCGAAGAGGGTGAACGACCCTTTGTAGTTGGCTTCAGCACCATCGAGGCTTTCAGGAATTACCCCGCTGGTGACGTTGAGCAAAGCTCCGGGCTGCAGGAAGAGATCAACCAGATAGCCAACCAGCGACTCGACAACGTCAAGCTCGTGCTCAATAAGCGGTACTACGTCAGACGGGGATCCCAGGTGGACCTCGATGCACTTGTGCGTAACGTCCCAGGCGGGGGCGTCATGATGAATGACCCCGAGAAAGACGTGAAGACGGTTAACACACCGGATGTCACGCAGTCGAGCTACATGGAGCAGGACAAGCTGGCGATGGAAATGGACGAGCTGGTTGGCAACTTCTCTCAGGGCACAGCTGCAGCTGCTGATGGGTCCAAGCAGAACGTCGGCAACACCCAGATCGCTGGCCAGACTGCCGGATCCATGTCGGACTACGCGCTGCGGATCTACTTCGAGACGTGGATGGAGCCCGTGCTCAAGCAACTGGTGAAACTGATTCAAATGTACGAGACCGACGCGGTCGTACTCGGCATCGCCGCGAAGAAGTCCAAGATGATGCTGCGGTACGGCCTCTCCGAGATCACTGACCAGTTGATCCGTCAGGATCTGACAGTTCGGGTTAATGTCGGCATGGGTAACACGGATCCAATCCGCCGGGTCGAGCGACTGATATTCGGACTGGAGAAGACCGCCGCGCTGCCGAAGATGGCCGAGCGAATGAAATCTGACCGGGTAGCTGACGAGATCTTCGGATCACTGGGCTACAAGGATGCCACCGGGTTCTTCATGTCGGATGAGGAACTCAAACAGAAAAATGAGGAGATGGGTGACCAGACCCCGCCTGACATCAAGTTGAAGCAGCAGGAGATTGAGACCCGTGCAGCCGACAACAAGATGCGCCATCAGCGTGAGTTGATGCATCTGGATATGGAGGCGCAGCTCGGGTTCGCGAGGCTCGCGCTTGATAGGGAAATGACTTTAGAGAAGCTGTACCAGACGCTCGGCATCGAGGAGAAAAAGATCGACTCGAAGCGTCAGGCCGATGGTGTACGTGAAATCAACAAGGTCGCGGAGCTTTCGCTCGCGCGGGATACTGGATCAGGAATCTGACAGAGGAATTGACATGGCTAAGTACAAAGGTAATTTGAGCGCTGCAGAAGCAGCCAGACGTATCAGGGAACGCAAGAATATGGTTGATCAGATCGTCGATGACGCGACTGCGGGTGGGCCGTCGAGTGCTAAGAAGGCGAAAGTCAGAAGTGTTCGGCGGAAGAAAGCCCCGTCGGTAGCAGAGATCAAGAAATCCAAACATGTTGGACTCGAAGGTGAACCTGCCTACGGCCAGCGAATGGCCCCCTCCCCGATGGAAGGTGGCACCAAGACCCGGTTCAACCAGACGGGCGAAAATGAAGGCAACCCGTACTAGAACATGAGCACCCCCGAGGAATTTGACTACTCCAATGTTCACTTTATAAGTGATCAGGAGCGTGAATACTTCGCGGAGGCTCATCTTGGCGAGCAAGTTCGTAGCTTTATCGCCAGTCCGACCGGCCGTTACCTGCACGGCCGCGCCAAGCAAACCATGAGTGAATGCAAGGACAAACTGGCAGACTTAGACCCGACCGTAAAGGGCGGTATCGCAGACTGGAAAGCCATCAAGCAGGACATGGCCAACGCAGAATCATTCTTGAAATGGTGTGCCGAGGCAATCGTAAACGGTGATAACGCAGCTTCACAGCTGGAGGAATACAGAGAATGAGTTCAACCCCTGAAGCCATCCCCCAAAAGGACGTTTCTGCAAAAGATCCAGCAGTTGCGAATCCGGATACCCCACAGGCTCCGGAGCCCGTAGTAAACCCGCGTGATCTCATCCTCGATTCGTTGGATGAAAAGATCGACGCGCAACGCCATCAAGAGCAAAAGGATTACCTCGAAGAGGTAAGTGAGGAGCTGGGCATGGCTCCTCCCGATCCTGAACCGGCCCCAGCAGCGGACGGTGCCCAGACTGTAGAGCCTATGCACCCACCCGCGGAACCGGTAGAGCCTGAGCCGTTGCCCGTAGAGCTGCAGGACCACGCAATGGCGGACTATATTGTGATGCACAATGGTGAGCCGCACATGAAAGCAAAAGTGCATGGAGTTGACAAACTGATACCAATGTCTAAAGTGCAAGCGCAAGCGCAGAAATTAGACGCCGCCGAGGTGACCCTGGAACAGGCGGCTATCACAACCAGGGATCTCGCACAGCGCGAGGAGTGGATACGTGAGAATGAAGCTTCACTCAAAGCGCGGTTAGAGGCCCCTGTAGTACCGGTACCACCCGTTGACGCGGGCGTACCGAGCGAAGAACTCGTTGGCGAAGCCAAGGAGATCGTCTCAACCCTGTTCCGGGGAGACGAAGACGCAGCTGCTCTCAAGTTGGCTACACTACTGAAACGATCTCAGGCACCGGCTAACCCCGTCCCTGCGATTGATACCACCCAGTTAGTCAATCAGGCAGCAGATGTTGCTGTCGTCAAGATGACACAGATAGATAAGGCGAAGGATGCTGTCGCTGGACTCGAACAGTTCAAAGATAGTTACCCGGAAATTATGGCTGACCCTATGCTGTATCGGATTGCCGACAAATTTACCGACGTCATTGAGAAGGAGAATCCCTCGTGGAGCCCGACTCAGTTGATGTTGGAAGCCGGTGTACGGACCAATAAGTGGTTGGCTCAGCAGAAAGGGGAAACCCTGCCTAATGAGCCGCCGCCCGCGGACCCTGCATCAATTGACCCTAATCGACAGGAACGGAAGGACAATTTGGTTCGAATCCCGAACCCTGCTCTCGGTGCGGTATCCCCGCACGGCGTAACAGAGGAGCCAGTACAGACTCCGGCTGACGCGCTGCACGAGATCAGGGAATCGAGAGGGCAACCGGTCTAACTGTTCAGGAGATAAATCATCATGCCAGGACAAGTATGGCAAACGAGTGCGTTGGGTGGCTTTATGTGGGCCCCCAACCTGAGCCGTAAGCTCAGAACAGCACTGCAACCGATGGTGCGTTTTCGTCAGTTCTGTGACGCTCGTGAAGCGTTTGGTTTGGGTAAAGGCGAGATTTTTAACTGGGACGTCTATTCGGACGTTCAGACACAGGGTGGTACCTTAGCTGAAACAGCGACCATGCCTGAGTCAAATTTCGTCATTACCCAGGCTACGCTCATCATCACAGAGTTTGGCAACAGCGTGCCTTTCACCAAGAAACTGGATGACCTATCAGAGCATCCGGTAACTGAAATCATCCACAAGGTGTTGAAGAATGATGCTCGGAAAGCTTTGGACGCGGCAGCTAATGCCCAGTTCGAGGTTACCCCGATTCGAATCGTTCCGGACAACGCTGGTGTGGGCCCAGGTATCACCGTGACAGAAAATGGTATCCCGGCCAACATCAACAACGTCGCCTTCGGAAATGGTTTCGCAAAATTGATCGCGGATGAACTGGCAGAACGAGATGTTCCGACTTTTGACGGAACGAATTACTTCTCGGTTGCCCGTCCTACCACGCTACGTGCTTTTAAAGACGATCTGGAGCCTATTCACCAGTTCGTCAGCGAAGGCTGGCACGTGATCATGAACGGCGAGAAAGGTCGTTACGAGGGTATCCGTTACACTGAGCAGACCAATATTCCTTCCGAGGGATGGTCCAACGGTTTGTCGGATGCTATTTTCTTCTTTGGCTCAGACACAGTTGTCGAAGCCTTTGCAATTCCTGAAGAGATTCGGGGCAAAATCCCAACCGACTATGGTCGGTCGCGAGGTATCGCGTGGTATGCAGAGCTTGGTTATGGACTCGTCCACACCGCAGCCGCGCAGGCGCGTATCTTCAAATGGGATTCACTTGAGCCATAGGAGCCTATCATGCCAGGACAATTTTATGATAATGCACTCCAGACTCAACATGATGCAGCTGCAGTAGATCTTACCGCTGGAGCAACTTTCCTGACCATTGGTGGTCCGGCATTGCAATTTGGACGAATCTTGGATGTGACTTTCGACATAACTACAGCCATTACGGTTGCGGATACCCTTGTTGACATAGGTGAGAGCGGCGGCGACGTCGATGCTCAGCTTGCCGCATTTATCCTCGCCTTCACCGGCAGTGGTATTGGAGATCGATTGGCCCCTACCAGAGACAACACAACTGTTGCGCTCGACCAGGGTGTAGATATTGAACCAGACGTAGATACGATTTGCGCAGATGACGGCGGTGCTACTGCCGGAGTCGGTGATGTTCGCGTCCTCGTCGCTTGGTGGTAGGAGACTATTATGCCTTCAGATGTAAGCAAAAATAGTGGCCATGGTGCTGGCGGTCCGGCGGGATTAGAGCCGGGCCCAGGTGCCTACATGCCAGGGGATCATAAAGCAACCACGATCCGTGGTTCGTTTATGCGTATGGAAGGATCAGGGGTGCAGTTCGGCCTCAACAGCTATATGGAGTTTGACTCCGAAGCGCTGGCCTTCCCACGTTACAACGGTGCTCGCGATCCATTAACCGGTAACGCTCCAGACCGTCCAGATCCGTACAGGGATAGCGGTATAGGTGTTACGAGTAAAGGGCATCCGTTCGTAATTTGTTAGAGCGAATGCTTCAATAGTTTGTCCCGGGGTCATCTGACCCCGGGCCATTTGGAGAACTGAGATGGCGATTAAAAAAGCAGTCAACGAAACCCGCGACAATATCGAGCCGGTTACACCCCGGGGCGGTGTTGTTGATTATCAATACGGCGGTATGGGGATCCCTGGCGACATGGTCGACCATGACGCAGCATACCCACCCCCGAATTTAGAAGCCGCTTTCCACCAGAACGCCTGTGCAGAAGATGGGTGCTCCGGAAAGCTCCGTATCGACACGCTGTACGACAATACTATCGAGACAGAAGTCATTAACCCGCGAAGCAAAGAGCAAGGTCCGCCTGATATGGTGGTCGGTCCCGACGTCAAAGCTTGGCTTTATCCACATCGCGAAAGCAATATGTGAGGAAATTGTTATGGCACGTGAATCAGCAGCAGCAAAAAAGAAACGACTGGCGGCAGAGAAAAAAGCCGCTGCAAAAACCACAGACGAGCTGACCGAGACCGCACTGGAAGAATCCGAAGAGCCAGAAAAAGCGGCCAAGAAAGCCAAACCCGAAGCCGAGGAATCTCCTCCGGCACTGGTGGATAAGTCGATGGTTACCATCGCTACTGGTAAGGGTCGCGTGCGCATGACAATGGCTGCGTACAAGGCTATGCAGGAGTCCAGTGATGGAGACTCCTGAGCAGGAACCTGAGCTGGATAAAAACCAGCCGATGACGACTCATCGGACCATGACTGGCGCCAAGTACAGCCAGAATGGTCACATGTTCAGTCTGGCCGGGATGTATACCGGGCCGGATCCGGACTACAAGCCGCCGGTCGAGGAAGAGGAAGTCATCGAGCTACCGAAAGACGACGGCAAAGCGGGTGTGCTCGCGCGTGCGACGGCAAAGCTGTCTGAATTCGCAGATCCCGAAGATCTCACCGAAGTGAAAAAGGAAAACAATAAGGCTGCTGCCGCGGAACGATTAGCGCAGTGAGCACTTTCCTTCAGTTAGTAGAGGATCTGCAGCGCGAAGTCGGTGCGTCTGGCACGGCCCCGATAACCAGTGTGGTTAATCAGGTCGGCGAGTCGCAGCGCTTGGTGCGATGGATCCGTGATTCTGATACCTATATTCAGGACCGCTGGCTCAACTGGAAGTTTTTGTGGAATCAGGTGCAGTTGAATACCTCAACGGGTAACCCCGCGCTGGCTGCACCGACGGATCTCAATTTCTGGGATCCCAAAACATTTAAGATCAATGATGGCGGCGCAAATGACCTCGATGAGGATCTCAATTACGCCGAACATGATTCGATCAAATGGATGGTACGCGACACGAGTCAGGCTAAGCCCTCACTCGCCATCGTCATGCCAGACAACTCGTTAGAATTTGAACCGGTACCGAATGCGTCGTACCAGATCAAAGCAGATTATTTCATTAAGCCCACCCCTATGGCGGCTAACGGTGATGTGTCTCTGATACCAGAGCAGTATCACCAAGCAATCCTCGGCCGAGCGATTGTTCTCTACGCGAATTATGAAAACGCGCCAGAGATCAAGACGCAAGGCGAGGAGATTTTTGAAGAGGTGTTTGGTCGCCTCGAAAATCACCAGCTGCCAAACCAAAGATTTTCGCGTTATCAGAGCACCGGCAGCTTTTTCGATGTCAACGCAAATCAAGGTGGAGGAGACGGCTTTACTGTCGGTGGCGACGGGGCTTTTTAGGTGAATGGCACAAACCAAAGCACTTTACTATCCGTTGGGTGGTGGACTTGATGTTGTAACACCGGTTCAGTCAATGAACCCGGGGCGCGTGATTGCGTGTTCTAACATCGAGCCATGGTTTAACGGTGGCTACCGTCGGATCGATGGCTTCGAGCGCTTTGACGGTCAACCCAAACCCAGTGAACAAAACTTCATCGGCTTCGAAGTCAGTGCCGTAGAGGATCTCGTTATTGGCCAAGCCGTGACCGGTTCACTCTCAGGCGCCACGGGTGAGATCATTGGCATCTACGAAGACGACGGTACCCGCGGCAACGACATGATCGGTGTGACCCAGACCACCGGCACCTTCCTGATCAATGATGTACTAACCACAGTCACCAACGCCGACGAGGACATCGTGCCGGATATCTCGGCCATGTCCCAGGCCACAGACCCAGGCAGCGTGCTCATCATTAACGATCTGCGAGATTGCGACAACGGTGTCGACAATCCTGATGGCGTCGTTGGTCTCGAATGTGTCCGCAACGAATGGCCCGGTGGCGTAGGCGTCGACACGGTGAGCATACAGATGGCGGATCTCCCGGCGCACGTCACCACGATCAACTCGTGGACCCTGCGCGTGCGCGGGCAGGTGATTCGAAAAGGTGACGCGGTCTTCCGCAACAACAGTCAATTCGTGGTCAGCCCTGAGAGTGATGACACGGTCTTATACACATTCACATTCGCCCCGGGTGGAGACACCCAGTCGCTGACCTTCTCCGAGTCGGATTCGACGCTCGGCTTCATCGACCGCTCGGTGACGCAGGCAGGCGCGACAGCCACACCGGCCCAGGTTAATGCAGCTGTAGTGACCTGGGTGCAGACCGCTTTCTCGATGGCGGGTGATTTATTCGACGGCTTAATGCTACAAATCGACGAAATTGACATAGTCTTCGATTACGACGGCGATGTGGAGATCCTTAGCGAGCCCATAAACCGGGACTCGATTGACGAAAACACAGAAGCGGATTGGTTACTGGTCGCTCAGGATCTCTACCGGGCTGACATCATCATGGTTCCGGGTGCCGCAGCAAGCCCTGTAGACTCAGCGTGGCAGCTCGGGGATCTGGTGTATGCCATCCGTAACAATGTCGGCCTGACAGCTGGCGTGTTGCACGTCGAGAGTGCTGCAGGGTGGACCACGGCCGGTGTGACCATGGCGGAGTACATATTCTTTGACGCAGGACTCGCCGCGGGTGCGACCGTGGTCGAGGGTGACACGCTGACAGGTGGATCCTCGGGTGCAACAGGCACCATTCATCGAATAGTTTTGAACAGTGGATCCACGGCCTGGGACGGATCCGGTGGCGGGTACTTTGTTCTAACTGGTGTAGCCGGTGGGCCTTTCACAGATAACGAGGCACTGGAGTCTCCGGCCCTGACACAGATCGCCGACGCAGACGGTATCAATGTCACCCTGGCTTTCTCGATTGACGGGATCTACGAGTGGGAAAACCACAACTTCTTCGCAGGCACGGGCACGCTACGCGCGTACGGAGTGAATGCAGTCGACACCTTCGCCTTCGAGCTGGACGAGAATGGCGTGGTCTCACCGATATTCTTTCCGCCGTCACCGGCAGCAGCTAACCCCGACGAGGGTAACCCAGGTGGACCACCCTTCCTCATCGAGGAGCACCGGAACTACCTGTGGTTTGCCTTCCCGGGTGGCCGATTCATTAACTCGGTGCAGGGTGAGCCCCTGCTGATCACCGGGTTCCTCGGATCCAATGAGTTTGGCGCAGGTGATGAGATCACCGGAATGGTCAGCGTGGTTGGCTCAGTACTGGATATATTCACTAATCGAGAGAGCCGAGGCCTGTTTGGCTTCGACGCATCTGACTTTGAACTCAAGCTGTTGGCCGAGAAGTCAGGATCCAGGCTTTACGGGGCTCAGAAGATCGACACTGTTTACACCCTCGATGACTTAGGCATATCCAGTCTGGCCCGGACCGACGCCTTCGGTGACTTCATCGGATCCACGGTATCGCAGCTCATTCAACCGATAGTGACGGGAGACGTTCAAGATCTATTCACGGTCTCCACGATTGTGAGAGCCTCGAACCAATACCGAATCTACTTCACTGATGGCAGCGGGTTCATCATGTATGTGCCCTCGGTCGGTGATATGAACCGGCAACGACAGGCACAAGGCGAGGGCACTCGAACCAAGGTGCAATTCGGCGTGATGCAGTATCCCTTTGCTGTTAGTCGTATCTGGAACACGGAGAACGGTGATGGCATGGAGAGAAGCTATTTCATCACCCAGGAAGTGGGTGCCGGTTTTGGCTATGTAATGCAGGACCGTAAGGGTATTAACTTTGACGGCGAGGTCATACGATCCTTTATCCGAACCGCTTTTAACTTCCTCAAGACACCTTCGATTCGCAAGCGGTTCCGGCGTGTTGACATGGAGATCGATGCTGAGAAGCCAACCACGTTGAGGTTAATCGCTGATCTGTCATTCGGTGTGTCTGATGCAGAGAGTGTTACCGCAGAGCCTGATACCACGATAAATGCCGGTGGCGGGTTATGGGATCTCGCTGAGTGGGATGAATTTTTCTGGGATGGACAGGCAAGAAACAATGCAAGAGCAAATATCAGAGGCACCGGCGAAGCTGTCGGATTTACAATATTCAATGAATCAGCGACTACTCGCTCATACATCATGCAAGGACTGACAGTCCACTACGAACCTCGGAGGCTTCAGAGATAAATGGCCAATAATTATTACAACTTCCCTGTGGCATTTACGCCCGGGACCAAGGTCCGGTCAGAGCAGGTTAACATCCAGTACCAGGGAATCCAGTCCGCGTTTGATCTGTTATCGACTGACCCGGCTGCTTCCGTTATTGGTACTGCATGGAAGGGCGGTGATGTTCAGGGCGTCGACGTTAATGAGTTCCTGATCACGACACCGGATCCACAGGCAGCACTGGTCGATGGTCAGCGGGTTGCCTTCTTTGCCACGCATACCAATGACGACGCAGTTACCTTTAACGTCGACGGCCTGGGAGTCATCAACGCGGTTGATAACGACGGCACTCCGCTTGTAGCTAATGACATCATATCGGGCCAGTTCTACGAGTTTGTATTTGACAACGCCAATACTCAGTGGGTTCGATCGCTCGCAGGCAGCGATCTGATCGTCGGTGGCGCCGATACCAATATCCAGTTTAACGATAGTGGTGTATTTGGTGGTAGCGCAAACTTTACCTGGGATGGTTCCACGCTTGATGTAGTTGGGGATATAACTGTATCTGGCACCGTCGATGGACGGGATGTTTCCGTGGATGGTGGGGTGCAGGATGCTCATATCGCGGATGCCACGATCCACTTCACTGAGGGCAGCATCGATCACACAGCGATCCTGAACATCGGTGTAAATACCCACGCTCAGATAGATACTCATATCGCAGACGCCACGATCCACTTCACTGAGGGCAGCATTGATCACACAGCGATCCTGAACATCGGCACGAACACTCATGCCCAGATCGATACTCACATCGCAGATGCGACGCTTCATTTCACTGAGGGCAGCATCGATCACACTGCGATTCTGAACATCGGCACGAACTCTCATGCGGCCATCGATACGCACATCGCGGATGCGACGATTCACTTCACCCAGGCTGCAATCTCGATTACCGCTTCCCAGGTCAGCGACTTCAGTACCGCTACCGCTGCCGCTGCAATTGCCGTGGTCGAGGATGAAGGTACACCACTTGCGGGTACCGCAATCTCTCTGGATTTCGTGGGCGCTGGCGTAGTGGCCTCTGGAACGGGTGGAACCAAGACGATCACGATCCCTGGTGGCGGTTCCGGTATTACGGTAGAAGATGAAGGCGCCCCGCTTGCTACGCTTGCCACGACACTCGACTTTGTTGGCGCCGGTGTGGTGGCCTCTGGCGCAGGCGCAACTAAGACGATCACAATTGCCGGTGGTGGCGGCGGCGGCGATGTAACCAAAGTCGGCACGCCAGTTAACAATGAAATTGGCGTGTGGACCGGCGATGGTACGTTAGAAGGTGATACCAACCTAACGTGGGATGGCAGCCTGCTCACAGTAGCAGGTGAACAGAAGATCGATGATGAACTTACTCTTGGCTCTGGTACACAAAACTTCCTGATTAAACACGGTGGGACGCCTGGGCTGGGGGCTGGCCTGATCACCATATCAGGTGGTACTTCAGGTTCGGATGGTGCACACATACAAATGTTCGGTGAGTTCCACGCGAATCAGCGCAATGACATGAACTTCCGGGTCGGTACAAATGCTTGGATGAGGTGGGATGAGTCTGAAGGCACCATAGAAATGCTGACAGGAGTCGGGTCGAAGCTAAGATCACTGATTCTCCACTCTGACAGGACTGCAACCTTCACAAGGGATGTATCCCTCTCTCCAGCAGGAATACCACCCTTACTTACGTTTGCCGACATAGATACCACAGTTTCAAGCGGTCAGAACATGGGTAAGCTAAGCTGGACAACTATCGATACAGATCAAGGTACTGCCCCTTTTGAGGGGGCGCTTATACAGTGTGTAGCTAACTCCGACTTTGATGGCACCGCCACAGATGGTCTGGATATGACCTTCCATACCTTAGAAAGACAAGGGTCACTAACCGCGCGCCTTACCATCTTAGCTAATGGCGAAGCCACCTTCTCAGGCTTGTTGACTGCAGGGGCTACATTAGCTGTAGCAACTGAGATACTGCTTACAGAGAGAGCAGATCATAGCTTCACTCCAGTCGCTGGCCGGGGCATCCTTTGGCTTAGAGATGACGCACCAAATAAACTCATATTCACCGATGACGCAGGTACAGACTTTGATCTGACCGCTACTGGTGGCGGCGGTTCTCCTGTGTGGGCAGAAGATGCAGCCGACAACATCTGGACTATCGATGGCGGTGCGATGGCACTCGTCACCTCTGGCGTAAATAACTTCGTTGCTGGTGATCTATCCGGCAACGCGATCACCGAAGCTGAGAATAATATAATCATCGGTGAAGGTTCGGGTAATCTCCTGACCACCGGTGACGACAACATAATGTTGGGCGCGGGTGTCGGCGCTGCCATGACCACAGCGTTAAGAAATATCCTGATAGGTGACGGCGCCGGTGAGTTGATGACGCTCAGCACTACTCAGGGCAATGTTTGTATCGGTAGGTTTGCTGGCGACAAAATGACCGATGCTGCCGTTGGTAACACGGTAATAGGAAATTCAGCTGGAGGTGGGTTGGGGTCAGGATCAAGGGATAACGTCATCATCGGTGAGAACGTGATGAATAGCCCAACCGCCAAATTAGTTCAAAGGAATGTCTTTATTGGTGATCAGGGTTGGCAGCAGAGTGGCCTCAGTGCAGAAAGCAATGACAACGTCAGTATTGGTACCTTAACCGGCAGGAATCTCACAGGGGTTAATACTAAGAATATTCTTATAGGTTTTAACGCAGGGCCTGTCTCTGGCACGATAGTCAATCAGATATTTATAAACAACAGCGAGAATGCCGACCCCTTCATAGGTGGCGATCTGGGAACAGGCGGAATGACCGTCAAAGGTTCAATCAGATTCACAGAACGTGCTGATCATATTCAAACACCAATAGCTACCTTCGGTGAGTTTTGGGTCAGGGATGATGCTCCCAATGTACCCATGTTTACCAATGATGCTGGCACAGATTTTGTGCTGAATTTAGCTGGTGGCGGCGATGTTACCAAGGTCGGTACGCCTGTAAATAACGAATTAGGAGTTTGGACCGGTGACGGAACTATCGAAGGCGATTCCGGGCTGACCTGGGATGGATCAACTCTATTAGTTACTGGCGATATCCTGCAATCCGAGTTAGCCAATGTTGCGGATCCTACCGCTGGATTCGGCAGATTCTGGACCAGGGATGACGCTCCGAATATCCCGATGTTTACCGACGATACTGACGTTGACAATGTACTTGCCTATGTCAGTGAGGTTGGTGCATTTGAAGACAGTACAAACAATTCAATATTCTCTGCGGGAGCAGGGGCAGCATTAGAGGCTGGCGGTACTTTTAATTTTCTCATGCTGGATGGTGCCGGTGCGCTTATAACTTCAGGCGATGACAATATTTCAATCGGTCGGGCAACTTTACCCATACTGACTACCGGTAGTGACAATATTGCAATTGGCCCATTAGCGGGTGAATTGCTGATCGATGGCATTGACAATGTAATGATCGGACATTTATCCGGTGACCAGTTGACTGGAGACAACAATACTTTTGTCGGTGCATTCTCGGGTCGATCTGTTACCGGCTCTACGCGTAACACAGCGATTGGGTATCAGGCACTGGGTAATACAGCGGCTGATTTAGATAGCCCTGGTGCTAGTAACACAGCGATTGGCGCTGGTTCAATGTCTAATTTTGCACTGACATCTGCCGACCACAATACAGCGGTTGGTGAAAGCACACTGAATTTTATGGTGTCCGGTGATGACAACGTAGCAATCGGATATAACGCTGGCGGCAATATCACTACCGGTGACGGTAACGTCATACTAGGTAACCAAGCTGGCCCGACCGTCAATCAATCCAATCGACTTTATATCAGTAACACAGGTGGAGATACGCCTCTGATATTTGGTGACTTCGCCACTCCTCAAATAATCATTAATGGTGCTTTAGAGACTACGGGATACTTCCTACCCAATAGAGCAACAGATGCAGAGCTTAATGCTATCGCCAACGCCATCAACACTGATGCCGGTAAGGTACAAGGCGCGATGGTTTACAATACAAGTACCGACAACCCGGTATATGCTACTGGTGCCGCCGATGGCTCTGTCTGGGTGGACGGCGCCGGAACTACAGTTAACACACCAGTATAACGAGAGAGAATTTAATTATGCCAACAGGATTCATATCAGGCTTTGTCCAATCGGCAATAGACCAACTCAACCTCCAATCGACGGCGGCAACTTCGGATCCTACTGCTACCGGGGCGGCAGTAGCTGGCCCAGACGCGGACGCAGGAGCCCTTACGGCTGCAGGGGGTGATCCAACTGGTGCGGATCCAACTACAACTAGTGGCCCATCAGCATTCCAGTTAGCGCAAGATTCGATAGCAGCGTCGACAGCAGCGGCGACAGCAGCGGCAGCGGAGACAGAGGCCCAGCAACCGGTAATATCTGGCATACAAGACCCCGCTGGCCCGACACCTCCGATTGGCGAGAGCCCGATCATTCGTGACGATCAGCCCAGTCCAATACTGAGCGAGCTGTACCAGAGTACTCCGGATACTGAGCGAGCTGAAGCTGCGCCTGCGGTGGACGTGACAGCTGCGGACGTAAAGGATGCAACAGCTGCGGCCGTCGGCACCCCGGGTGTCGCAGCTGCGGATCAGGCCGAGGCCGCTCTGGTGACGGGTGGCCCCGCCGAGATGTCAGCGGCAGCGCAGCTCAACCTGATTACCTCGCAGGATAGCCCCAACATGGTCCGGGCCAGACAGCAGGGCTTACAGGCAGCTGCACGTAGAGGGCTCGGCGGGTCGTCAATCTCAGCGCAGGCAGCACAAGGCGCCATGGTGGATCGCGCGCTCCCGCTCGCGCAACAGGATGCCGCTACGGCTCTGTCAATTGCTCAGGAAAACGCGAATCGCCAGACCCAGATCTCTCAACTTAACGCGCAGCTCGGTACTGACGTGTCGATGTTCAATGCCGATCAGTTGAATGAAGCCGAGCGACTGTCCGCTCAGATGCAGACCGCGGTGAGTCAAGGTAACGCTGCAGCCTATAACGCAGCCCAGCAACAATTCACAGACCTGCAGACTCGTGCGGATCTAACGCACGCCGATCAATTATTCAGTGCCAGCACCGCTTACGCAATACAGCGTAATGAGATGGTGGCGCAAACCCAGGCCCAGATCCAGGCACTCAATGAGCAGTACTTGGCTGGATCCCAGGCCGTCGATCTGGCACAAATTCAGGGCAAGTACAGTGTCCTGATCTCGCAGAATGACAGCGCGGCCCGGGTATTCGATTCTTACCTGAGCGGTCTGTCAGCGATCATGTCGAACGAGAACATCGGGCCCGAGCGGGTTGCGCAATACGTGCAGACCCAGCTCGGTAATGTCCAAGGCGCTCTCCAGTTCATTCAGGATCTGAATGACGCGGATCTTAGTGAATTCAGTTTCAACCCATTCCCGGGTGGTGCTACTAGCCCAGGCGGAGCAACCGCAGATACAACTGGAGTGAATGGTAACCCCGGTGGTCCGGCCCCAGGTGGCACAGGCGGTGGTGATGGTACTGGTGCTCCCGGAACAAATACAGGTGCTGGCGGTTACGACGGTGTAACCCCAGGATTTGACGGACTGCCCGGTATCAGTAATGCTGGTGTCGTAGCTATTTCGGCATTGTCTCCCCTCGCTGGTGTGGCGGCGACGGTGTATAACGGATTTGTAAATCTCACTAATATGATTGTCGATGCGGTTGACCAAAACGATCTGGATAATTCTATTTCTGAATTGTCCACAATGACCGGTATGTCAGTAGAGGCTATCGAGGGAATGACCGCTGCAGAGCTTGGCGAGATGAACCAGCAAGCGCTGGCCGATATGAATCAGGCAATAACCAATTCATTGGCTGATAGTTTGGACGCTATGGACGAAAGTGGTAGCGACACAGGCGGACTAAGCACCAGCAGCGGTATGGGTATGAGTGGTATGGGCCCGCAAGGTGGCAGCGATGATAGCGGTACGAGCACTTCGAGCGGTATGGGCATGAGTGGTATGGGCCCACAAGGTGGCACCGATGACAGTGGTAGCGACGGTGGTGCCTCTACTGGTGGGGCAAGCACTTCGAGCGGCATGGGCATGGGTGGGCAAGGCCCGCAAGGTGGCACCGATAATAGTGGTGACGGCGGCGGCGGCGGTAGCAGCGGCGGCGCAGCTGGTGGTGGCGGTGCTGCGGGTAGTGACGGGTCAGGTAGTCCAGGCTCAGGGGGCCCAGGTGGCAGTGGCGGTGATGCGACATGCTTCATAGCCGGTACCCAGGTCATCATGGACGATGGAAGCACTAAAAACATTGAAGACGTTAATATAGGTGACATACTGATCGGAGATAATGGGGATAACACGGTTGTCGAATTTGATCGTCCGAAGCTCGGAGATCGACGCCTGTACTCAATTAACGACAGTCGATTCTTTGTCACCAGTGAACACCCATTCTTTACGCAAAATGGATGGGCAGCTATCGAGCCGGAGGCAACTGCCAGAGAAAATCCTGAGTTAGCTGAAGAAGTTAGTACGCTGACAATTGGTGATCGCATACAACTGGCAGACGGAGATCACGCCTTAGTCAGTCAGATTGATTCTGATGAATTCGACCCGGATACCCAGCTATACAATTTCAAACTCGACGGCGATAACACTTACTATGCCGACGACATGCTTGTGCATAACAAGCACGGTGGCGGCGGTAACGGCGGTGGCGGCGGCGGTGGCGGTGGCGGCGGTGGCGGCGGTTGCTTTGCCAAAGGCACTATGTTTGAAATGGGCGATGGCAGCTTTAAGGCCATTAACCTGTTTGAGATCGGTGACAAGGTTAAAGGCGGCGAGGTAACTGATGTTATCCAGGGATTGAATCGTAACACTTGGTACGACTACCTGGGTACGAAGGTCACCGACGATCACTTTGTCAAGGAAGATGGGGTCTGGATGTACGTCAAGGACTCTAAGGAAGGCACGGTCAGCGATGTGCGCTACCCAGTGTTCTATACCTGTATCACCACCAACAACGAGTTGACTGATGAGCAGGGAACAACCTTCTCCGATCACAATGTCTTTGACTACTCGCATCCCGCAATGGATATCGAGGATTACTACTGTGATGCTTTGATCGAGATGAAGAATGGCAATACCCAGAAAGCTCGTGAGATCATGATGGCAGGCGCACTGGATCTGGCAGACCAGATGAAGGGAGAAGAGGCAGCATGATCATACGACCTGCAACAATGGTAGATCTGGAAGTGATCGTCGATATCGCGATGGAGCAGACGTTGAAGTATCCGTTTATGCGCGCGGAGCGGCATAAGGTCAAGGCCTTGATCACTGATTCGATCAGTGCTGCACGCCACTTCTCGTGGGTGGTGGAAGACGAAGGTCGAGTACAGGGATCGTTTGTGGCTTTCACAACCGACAATGCCTGGGCCCAGCGACAACACTGTAGCGTGATGCTGTGGTACTCGTGGATCCCGGGCGGCGGGGCTGCGATGATACGCAAATTTCGCGACTGGGTATTGTCCCGGCGAGCAATTAAGATAGCTGGTTTCGCACCGGACGTGGATTTGGATCCACGTGTGTGGATGCTGGCTGAAAGAGTCGGGTTCAAGCGCTCCGGTGGCGCGTACCTGCTATACAACTGAGGATAGAGATATGGGTGTTTTCGATTTCGTAAAGAAAGTATTTAAGAGTGTCACCAAGGGTATTTCAAAAATATTCTCATCGGTTAAAAAAGGCATAAAGCGTATTGCGGAGTCCGACTGGGCTCGAACACTTCTTGTCGGGGCAGCTATATTTACCGGAGGTATGGCACTCTCTGGTGGTATGGACGGATGGAGCAAAGCCGCAGCTGCGGGTGAAGGGTTCCTGGGTAAGTTCGTCGGTGGCGCCGAAGGATTTATCACCGCATTGTCCAGTCCAATGGAGCAAGCGCAGAAATTAATCGCCGGAGATCGGATAGACCCCATGCAAATGGCGGCAACCCCGGCGGCTGGTATTCAGCAAAAGGCAATGGCTCCTGCAGGCGCTGACCCAGGTGGGCAAGGCCCTGGTGGAACACTGGCGACGGCGCAGGCAGCGCAGCAACAACCACCGGCCACGGCCGCTAATGCGGCGACCCAGGCCCCACCAGGGGCAGCAAAACCCGAAGAACAAAGCTGGCTGGAAAAAGCAGCCGGGTATGCCATGGACTTTGTCCAGTCACCGGTTGGTGCTCAGATGATTCAGGGTTATGCCTCGGGTAAGGAACGCGAACAGGAACAAGAATTCGAGGACCGCGTTCGTCGGTCATGGCAGGATCCCAATAACGCGCTGGCCAAGCTCAACAGGCAGGGCGTGGGAAGCAGATTCATTAGTCGAGGAAACATCCCGGCTTATAACCCCGGTAGCTCAAGTGTGACATCTGTGTCAACAACAGGCGCGCTACCGGGCGAACCAGTATCACCGGGCGTACCGGTAGGAGCGTAGTCATGCCATTGCCACCACAACCAGGGCAACCACCGCAAGGCGGCGGCGGCGGAATGCTCGCTCAGGCTGCAGCTGCAGCGGCAAAAGTGCCGGATCCAGCACAAGCGGCAGGCGGGCAACCACCATCCAGCAGTGCGGTTGGGATGCCGGATAAGCAGCAAACTCAGCCACCCGCTTCACCGATCCCTGGCCCACATGCCGAAACGATGCCGGGGGTTGCAGCTTTTCAACCAGATCTCCAGATCCCTACTGAAAAGGCGACTGAAGATGAAGAGCGGGAATATCAACGCGTCTCTGGCGCATTGGATAAAGTACTTTACGAGGAAGACAAGCTGGTTGATTCGATCATGAAGCAGCTGGATCCCAACGATAAGATTGGGTCCACCACAAAAGCCACGGCCCTGCTGATTCAACAGTTAGATGAGCGTGTTGACATGGATGAGATTGTCATCCCGCAGATCACGATGGATGCGGTCGACGCTGTTGCTGAGTTGGCGGAAAATAGACATAACATGCAGTTCTCGGAGCAGGATATGCAAGCTACTCTGGGCGCAACCTGGGAAGCGGTGATGGCCATGTTCGGCGTGGACAAGAATGAGCTGGACCGGTTTCAGCAAGGCTTCAAAGGACAGGGCAGATTGCTGAAACAATCACACGAAAAATTTCTCAAGCAAGGTGACGAGTCAACCCTTCCGGCAGCGTATCACCCAGCCCCGCCAGTTCCGCCAGCTCCGCCGCCACAAATGCCAGGACAGGCAGCAGCACCACCACAGGCAGCAGCAGCACCACCACAGGCAGCAGCAGCAGCAGCGGCACCACCACAGGCACCAGTGCCGGGAGGACCGACCGGTGGGTAGTTTAGCATTGTATGGTGCGATAGGCGGTATCGGTAAGGGACTCGAACAGGAGTACCTGCTGGACCGCGCGACCACGGAATCAGAAGCCAAGGATGCGCGTACATTCCAGCTCGAACGCATGCGACAGCAGTCCGCTATGGCACGTCAAAAAGAGCGACAGGGGGCTGAAGCTACCCGCTTGGAATCTCAGTACGGACCGGGTGGCTATTCAGAGCAGGCCGCTGTTAAGAAAGAAGAGCGAGACGTGTTGTCTGCGGGCGTGCAGGATCTCCACGAGATCCAGCTCGAAGAGATGCGGCAAAAAGGGCAGACCTCGCGGTCTCGGCTGTCAATCACTGAAAATAGAGAGCCGTTTGATTTCAATGTGACTAAGCGGTCAGAGACATGGAACCCGGCGACCAACGAAACCACTATCACACCAGCGCAGAGCACGGTGACCGATAAGATAACCAACGTAACATACGTTCAGGAAGGACTGGCTTACATACCGCAGGGATGGGACTCACCCAGTAAATCCAAACTGGAGGCAGGACAGAAAGCTTTGACGTGGTTATTGCAATCGCCCGACCGGGAGAAAGCGCGAGAGAACTCCTTGATATATCTGCGCACCTTCGGTTACTTACCGGCTGAATATTTCAACAAGTATGGCGGCGGTGGTGACCGGCTCAAGAAGGTTACAGAGCGAGGTAGCGAGTCCACCATAACACCAGCCAATCCAGTGGTTCAATGAGTAAATGCCAACTACTCCGGAAGAGGTAAATAGATTAACGACGCCCGGTGCGCAGGGTCCGTGGACGCCTGAGAGTGGGCGCTCTCCTTCCCCTGAAGAATTATTGGCCTATTACAGTGATGTGCCTGAAGCGATCACTGAGGACTACGAGGCACCGCCTGAACCGGTAGTGCCTGAACCCGCTGTCGAGGAACCATGGACCCCTGAGAGTGGACGCACCCCTACCGCGGAAGAGCTTGGCTCTTTCTACATCGAGCCCGAGCCCGAGCCACCACCACCCGAACCAGTACCCCTGACACCTGAGGAGCAGTTGCGCCAGACCCCCGGGTTGCTTTCCCCGGAAGCCCGGGCCGCGCTCGAATCAGTCGTACCGGAAGAGGAGCCTGTGCCTGAGCTGGTCGCGCCAGAACCAGTCACCCTGGTTGAGCCTGAGATAGAGCCATGGGATCCAGAGTCAGGCGAAGATCCAACACCTGAACAACTGCGTGTGTGGTCAGGCATGAGCGCAGAAGACGCCCCGCTCAGAGCAACCCTGGTCAACCCAATTAACTTACCGTCTAAGCCAATCGATGAATCGCCCGGTCGGTCTATGACGGCTCTTGGCAACGCAGTACAAAGCGCCGGTAAAATGCTTTCCAGCATACCGAAAGCGATACAGCTGTGGTTTGCTCCTAGTACCGCACTACTGCCGTGGATGGACGAGATGGATCGCATTGATGCAGATCCGAACTCCACGGAACTAGAACGAAAAATTCATTACCAAAAAGGAAACATTGAATTTGTAGGTCAATACGGTCTTGGTTACTTTTCTGAATCAACGTCTCTTTTCCGTCGATATATGGAAGGAGAAGAGATCGACGGTGAAATTAACAAGGGTGAAACCCTGACTAAAAACAGGGCCAAAGTAAGAGCTGAATTCCTCGACGCCATGCGTAAGACAGTGGACCGGCCACTGTACAAAGCCGGTGAGGCATTCGATCAAGGAGTGCGTGAGTCTTTCCCTGCCAATCCTGAATATCAGGAGGAGTGGCTTACCAGCAAGATACCGAGTGGCCTGGGATCTGTTGTGGGTTATATGACAGTGTTCGCGCTCACCAGAAGGGTTGTCGGTGCGCGCACTGGCGGAGTAATAGGCCCAGGCGCAGCAGTGACAACCACTGCCGGTGTTGGCGTCACCACACAACAAGCTTTTGCATTTGAGGATGCGTTGACATCGGGTGCGGAAATTGACGAGGCCTTTGATTCTGCATTCTCAGGGTACACCACCTTGTCCGGTATGTCGGAGGCGATACCGATCAGTCGATTCTTCGGGCGCGCGGACGCGGCCAGCGGCGGTGCCATAAAAAAGGCCCTGATCCGGATGTTCAAACAGGGCGGTGAGGAAGCACTACAGGAAGGCTTTCAGGACATCATGGGTAACCTGACCGCGCTGAAGTTATATGATCCTGAGCGGCAACTGTGGGGTGCGGGTACCGGTGAGGCAGCTGCGGTTGGTTTCACCACCGGCGCCATCGTCGAGTTCATTGCGTCTATGTTCTTACCCGGTCGACGTCGTGGTACGGCAGCGCGCGGGCCGGAGGCCATTGAGAAGACACTGCAGGATCAACTGGACGAAGCCCGGGCAGCGGTAGTTGCAGAAGGTGGCGACGTCCTCGATGAGGCAGAAGCAGCCAGCCGGGTCATGGCAGAACTGTCACCAGAGATGCGTGTGCAGCAGGAGGCTACCAAGAATAGATTACTAGCGGCACGTGAAGCCCGGGCCGAGCGTAACAAAGCAGGGGAGCCGCTGGCCGGACTGGTGCAGGCCGAGTCAGATATCGCGCGCCTGCCATTCGAGCAACAGGCTGAAGTCGTTGCTCGTGGTGTCGCTGAAGAGATAGCCGCGGCCAAGCAGCTGGCCTTCGAGCGTGCTGAGGAAGAAGCCGAGGTCCAGAAAGTCGAAGAGGTCAAGGAAGCCGAGTTCCAGCAGGAGCTGCAAAAGGGTGAAGCCCAGGAAGAAGTTGGCGCGGCCCTCGAAGTTGCAGAGGAAGTTCAGGCTGAGGTCACACCCACCACCATCGGTGAGGCCATCGAGCCCGAGGCCCGTGAAGGTCTGAAGCGGATGCAGGCAGCACTGGCGAAAGAAGCTGCACCTGAACCCGAGGTGGCCGAAGAGCCAGCGCCTGAGCCCGAGGTGGCCGAAGAGCCAGCGCCTGAGCCCGAGGTGGTTGAAGAGCCAGCGCCTGAGCCCGAGGTGGTTGAAGAACCAGCTGAACCTGTCGCTGCTGCGGAGATCACAACACAGCCGGACATGTTCGAAGAGCCCGCCTTACCCGGTGAGCGCCCCGTAGCGGAGACTAACGCACTGATCAAGGCCAAGGCCGATCAGGCAGCGACGTCGCCTACAAACGCCCTTCCTGAACCGACAGAGGCCCAGGTTGAGGTGGGTAACTACAAGAAGGGTCACCTGACTGCGCAGGATACCGGCATCCCGGGTATCGAGATCACGATTGAGAACCCCGCAGGATCCACGCGCTCGGGCACGGACGCAGCTGGTAATCCGTGGTCGCAGAAAATGCGCGATCACTACGGCTACATCAAACGCACCGAGAGCGCTGAGGGCCCTGAGGAGCAGCTCGATGTATTCGTCGGCGAGAACCTCGACAGTGATCTCGTATTTGTTATCGATCAGGTCAACCAGAACACCGGTGAGTTCGACGAGCATAAGGTCATGATGGGTTACCGCAGTCAGATGGACGCCGTGCGCGCGTACAAGCGCAACTACCAACGCAAGTGGAAAGTCGGCCCGGTCACTGTGATGACCCGGGAACAGTTCGCCGGGTGGCTGGAACGAGGTGACCAGACCCAGGCCGTCGACAGGACATTACGTGGGACACGAGTTGCGTCAGCTGCCGAGGTAGCGGATATAGCTCGTGAGCAGGGAGAGGTGGTTCGGTTCAGTGTCGAAGATGTACCAAGCCCTGGCGCCAGTGCAGCTGCGCAGGCCGAGATGGAAGTCGTGCCAACACCTGAGACAGTTTCTGAGACAGAAATTGCTGAAGACATGGCCGCAGCTCTCGCTCGCGTGGACACAATTTCGGACACGTATGACTTCACCGCCATGACTAAATCTGACCGGGCGTCACTCGCGACGCATCTGACTGACCGAGGCTACACCACCATGGAAGCAGCAAAGGTTATCTCGGATCTGCAGAAAGGCGACGCACTGGCTCTCGATGACATCAACGTGCAAGCCTGGGTCGAGGGCAAACAGCCGAGCGTGGTCCGGGTTAAGGATGCCAAGGCTGCAGTCAAACCTATCACTGATGAGCTTACCCAGTTGAAGCCAGTCATCGTCACGGATCCTAGCGACAGCCGGGTACCTGAAACCCTGCAGCGTCTGATGCGTGATCGGCGAGCCATGCGCGCTAAGGGTGCGTACTTCAATGGCAAGCTTTACATCTTCGCCAATAATCACGAGACCGCTGATGACGTCGTACGGACCCTGCTGCATGAAGGTGTGGCTCACCAAGGTCTGCGCGCGCTCTTCAAGAATGACACCGAACTGAATGCCATCCTCGATGAGGTGTACGCCAGCATGACCCAAGCCGAGATCGATACCATGCGAGGCCGTGCGCGCGCGTACGCGAACATCGATCTCACCACAGAGGAGGGGCAGCGGGAAATGGCCGAGGAACACATCGCACATCTAGCCGAGACAGATCCGCAGCAAACGGTTATCCAACGACTGGTGGCCATGGTCCGGTCCATGCTACGCAGCGTCGGCATGACCATGAAATACACCAATGATGACATCGTCGCCATACTGGCAGACTCCAGACGTGAGCTGCGTAAGACTGTACCACTGAGTAGGATTAACATAGTGTCCCAGGTTCAGGTTGCGGAGACCGGCGAGGTGATCGAGATAGAAGAGCGTGCCGACGTCGCCATCCGACAGCTTGAGAAACGGATGAACATCATTGAAACACTGAGAGGATGCGCGGCATGAGATCAACTCCGATAGCCGAGGTGGGTAATTTCACTGCAGTGCTGCAACAAATTAGCGAGCGGCTTGAGGCCCTCGAAAAGTGTGTCAGCGATATGAAGCAGTACGAGATCGATCACACCGAGATGCACCGGGTCTTGGCCGCTGCAACTGGTAAGAACACTGCCTCGGTACAGAAGACCCTGGCCCATGCAGTCACTGCACATCAGCAAACGATGGAGTTAGCCATACAGCATCACAGCCAGCAGGTTGCTGCGACACTGGCCGCTAACATCGACTCCACGCGTGACATGATTCAGGCCATGGTCGAGACCATCAATAATGCTACTGGACAGGAGATCGAAGTACACCTGCCCGATCAGCCGGAGCGCAAGCTACTGGACTACGACATCATTCGCGGGCCGAATAATCTCCTGTCTAAAATCAGAGAAGTTGAACAACAGTGAGTGATGGATCCTCGACGGTACACCTGACACCGAGCGGGTCACCGTTAGAAAGCGTCGGGGTCACTGTCTCTGCCGAGTACAGGTTCCAAACATCTATCGTTGAGGCTGATCCCGGTAACGGCAACTTCCGCATGGACAATGCGACGCCTGCCTCCGTTACCGAATTATTTATCTCCAGTACGACCGACAATGGCATCGACCTAAACAACATCCTCGGGCTCATCAGTGTTGGCGATCAGCTCTACATTCAGCAGGACAACGACGCAAGCAAGTTCATTCTGTTTGATGTCACGGCGAATGTGGACAATACCGGCTGGTTCTCAATAGCAGGTACGGCCAGTGTCAGCGGCACGATCTTCGACAACAATGCCAAGTGCCACATACTCATACTGTTCGGCGGCACTGGCGGCGCTGGCGGTGGTGATGTCTTTAAGGTAGGCACTCCGGTCGATAATCAGGTCGGCATCTGGACTGGCGACGGTACGATTGAAGGCGCTGTTGGCCTTATTTGGAGCGCAAATGGTTTTCTCGACGTTCGTTCGTCAACTTCACCGGGACTTGGTTCGGCTCAGACGGTAGCCACTACATTAGCGATGGCCGATGGCACGTTGCTGGCGGCTGTTGGCTTCGGCTCTTCTGCAGACTTTCAGATCACGAACTTCAATCACGGCGGTAATATACTCATTCAGGGAGAGGATGTTGGCGGAACTCTAATACCGTTCTTCACACTCGATCCCGATCTCCTGAGAAACCTGTCGGAAGTGCCGATCTATTTTGAAGGGCAAGCGGCAGCGGGTTTCGACTTCCTCAATCACGGACAGTTTTGGGTACGCGACGACTCGCCAACTACCCCGATGTTCACCAACAGCTTCGGGACTGACTTTGAGCTGAATGATGGCGACGTAAATGCGGGTGCGGGTGCGGCTGAGTTTCGGATCGCCGTCTTTGATGGATCGAATGACATCATAGGCGATGCCAATTTCACCTACGGATTAAACGGCAACCCTGAACAGATGATGATTCAGGTCGATACCAACACCATCAACGAGGTTGGCCTTCTCTTTCTTGATCCCAATAGTATATTCAATCCTGACGGTTTTGGAATCATGCCGGGGCAGGCCGGTTTGTTCGACGGTTCGCTGATCTTCACAGATGACCCGACTGATACTGTCAACAATCGCAACATGACTATGGTCAAGAACAATTCGGTGGCCTTTGGAAAAGGTTGTGCGGTAGCTGCTGGTGTTACTTTCCGATCAGAGTCAGCAGGCGCACTGGCGTACTTCCAGCCGCAGGACATTACCGGACGCGAGGAAACAAAAATCTCTTTCGTCGGTGAAGTCGGAGGTACAGGACATGAAGGCGTGTTCAGCATCGAAGGCTTCGCTTACGGTGATGCCGGTCTGCAATTCCATCGCATGGCTCACTTCGTCATTGACGCTGACTACACGCTACACACTGATCTTTTCGGCACACTGAATCTTGGCACATTAGGTGCTAACGCGCCTGTCTTGTCAGGTGACAATGCTGCAATAGGTTACACGCAGGCCAACGGTCTGGAGCTGACTGGTCAGGGTACGGACAACGATCTTGTTATCTTTGACGATGGTCACCAATTGTGTCTGAGCAAGCCTAGTGGTTCAGCCGGATTTAGATTCCACCAGCGGTTTTCGCCAACTAGGTTTACCGAATTTGAGCAGGGTAATCCCGACTTCTCTATCACCAGCGAAGCCAATGTCACAGACTTCTTGATCGGCGGCTACTCTGGTCTGCTTGATATTGCCAGTGATCTGACGGTTGAAGGCATCCGGCCCTCTGGCACCGTCGAGTGGGACAAGGGTGCTGACATTGCCAGCGCGACTACGCTGGTCCTGGGCTCAGACGGAAACTCGTTCGACGTCACTGGCACCACGGACATCGAGGCGATTAGCGCTAAGCCGATTGGCACAGTCATCATATTGCAATTTGACGCTGTGGCAAGACTGATCTACGACGCGACTGCCTTGGATTTAGATGGCGACGTGGATATGGTCCCTGAGACCAACGACACCATAGGATTGTATTGCTACGATGGCACCAACTGGCGTGAACTTTTCAGAACTGACGGTCAGGGTGTTCGTGTATCAGGCTCGATTGCCGATCAATCAATGGTGCGTGGCAACGGCGGGGCCAAACGTGTCCAAGATACCGGGAACCTCATTGGCGATGATGATGAGATTATCATGGCCGGTACCGTTATACTCCAGAGCTTCACCGATGCACAGTTGAACGATGACGGCAATTCTGTGAATACGAACGATGGCAAGGCCGCAGGCGCTATGGTGTTCAATAGCACTCAGGGTCACGCGGTCACGGCGCAAGGTTCGGGTTCTGGCGACGTCTGGAATGATGGCGTTGGTACTACAACCAACACGCCGGTATAGGAAACGATAATGCCAAGACAAGACCAACTAGGAATCAAGTGGTGGTGGTGCTGCCCGGTGTGCCTGTGGTCTGCGAACACCAAGAACAATGACAACGACAACGTGAAGTGTCCGAATTGCTTTAATCCCGCTCTCGACGTCTGCACGGATTTTGAGGTATTCAGGGAACTGAGATACGATGTCTCGGTTCGCAATGACAGGCAGCAAGTTGTGGCCGATGAAGTGCGGCAGAATCAAGGACGACCACCGGCCCCGCCTGACACAGTGAACACCGGAAACCAGGGTTTTAATTATCGACCGGGTGAGGAGCCCTTCCCACCATAATGGAAATCATATTCACATCGTATTGGGAAAGCGATCCTGGCATACCGCTGGTCGCGCCGGGTGAGGATCCGACGATTCGGATCCGGCGACTCGATACCAACGCACTCGTGGTCACTGATGCCGCGATGGATGAAGTCGGTGACGGCATGTTCAAGTTCATCTACTCCACGCCGGTCGAAGGCGTCCAGTTCTCTGCCCGGGCCGATGGGGATCCAACTGCGATAACCCAGGTTCCGGCGAGCGTTCGATATAACACAGGATCCGGTGACAACTTCGCGGCCGAGGTGTGGCAGAATGAAGGACTGGATCCGAACGAGCCGAAAGACATCACCGTCAATTCACCCACCGACATGGATGAAGACGTCGACCAGATCCACAAGGATTCTGTTACTGTCGGCGACACTACCACGCAGACCAGAACGTAATGGCCCAGGAATTCAATGCGTTCTCAGTCGCCACAAAAGGCTATGCGTGCGGTCTCGGTACGACCGGGTTCTTTGCCTTCGCAATCGCATCGAAGGGTTATATATGCGATGCTGAAGAAGTAGCAGTCCGTGGTGGTGACAGCTCTAAGGGTAAGTGGGCGAAGAAGCAGCTCGACACATCGCTGGCAACCATGCTGGCCCGGGAAGATGAAGAGGCGCTGTCCATCATCATCGCGATCAGTAGAAAGAGGCGACATTAATGGCAACATTGGCATCATGTATTCGAAAAGCTGGTAAGGCATTGAACGCCGGGGACGCCGCAACGATCCGCGAGATCTATGATGACCTACGCACGGAAGGTGGTCTTGCTCCAGAAGCAGCAGCTGATCAGGCTATCGGTGAGTACTTGGATACCCTGACAGCAGAACGGGCGGACATCACCGCTCAGGTGCGTGCACAGGGCGGTACGATGCCCGGGGACCAGACGGTCCGCTTTGCACCAGATAGTGGTATCGTCAAACGCACGGCCAAGAAGCTCAATATGCGTCGGATCCTGAGTGGACAAGAGAAGCTCGACATCACACCAACCACCGAGAGTGGCATCCCAATCATGCGTGATGTGGCACTTGCACTGCAGGAACGTGCCAAGGCCATCAACCCCGACCTCGAAGAGCAGACCGACGAGGCCAAGGATATCATAGCCACCACGATGGCCGATGAAGTAGAGGCTGCGATGGCTGAGACCGGACACGCCGGACACTGGTACAGCGACAAGCTGCGCAACGCCGTGGCCCTGGTAGCGGAGATCCACCCAGATCTCAAGGATCCTAACTCCCAGGCCATGTTCCTGGCAGCACTGGCGATCACTTCCAACGGCCAGCCGGTGTCTAAGAATGCGGAGATGGCTGAGGCACAGTATCAAGAGTACAAGCGCACCGGCAAATTCCCCGAGATTGGCTCAGGTAAAGAAAAGCAGGCCATGGTCAACGGGTTCAGAATGTTGAATGAGCTGCTCGATAAGAAAGGTCTCGATGCTACCCGGAAATTCCTGGCCACCGAGTACACTAAACGCGAGCTGATGGATCTCGGCTACGGCAATATCCTGTCCGGTGAGGGCACTGAGTTCGGTACTCACGGTAGTGGAATCTTTGGCCCCAAGATAGGCGCAGGCTTCTATCAGAACCTGATCGGCAACTTCAATCCACTCACTACAGACCGCTGGTTCATGCGCACCTGGGGGCGGATGGTTGGCAAGCTGATGCAGGATCCTTATTCCGACGCCAACAATAACCGCAGAGACAGGCTGCGTAAGGCTTTGTCCACTAAGAAAGGACAAGAAAAGTTGGCTGAATTAGGCTATAATAAGTTAAGTATGGCCAACGATACGACGCTGGCAGATATTGCGACCTATCTCCACATGCAATACATACAAACCAACTATGAAAACAAGGTGGAGTGGAATCAAGCGGCGAGAAATTTGGACAAGGGTCTCAACGAGACCATCGGTCAACCGTCAGGAGCAGGACACAGATCATGGATCAGAGAAGTAGTAGCGGAGGCCAGATCGATACTGGCTTCACGAGGTACGGAAGTAGACACAGCGACGTTACAGGCGCTGGTCTGGTTTCCGGAGAAAGCACTTTACACATTTCACGGAGTAGGTGATGCCAAAGCAACCCCAACAGATTATGAGCAAGAGTTCGCTCGAATCGCTGAAGAACGAGGTGTTGATTCAGCCACAATTCGAGGGATCCTACGAACAGAGACCGGACGACGACCAAGAGGAGTCTCTGGACCCGGGGAGCCTGAAGGATTCGACGCTCTTCGACAACCTATTGAACCGAGTAAACGAAAACTCGAACTTGTTCAGTCCGGAGTCGCAGCGATCCGGCGGACCGGTAGAAGCACTTACCGATCAGCAGTTCCAAAAAGGGCTGGATCTCTATTAGACGGCGCTGTTATATCAGTAATATTCAAGCCCCAGGCTTTTGCTAAAAACCAATGGGAGCGGGTAGGCCTATCCGCTCCCACCATCAATCAACTCGATACTGCCGCTGACGGAGCCATCCCCAGCGCGCAGGCTTTCACGCGTGCCATCACTGCAGCCAAAGAAGCACACCCAGATGGTGCAGCAGTCTATGTCTACCCACAGGAAGAATACGAAGGTGCTCGTCTGTACCTGACCGAAGACGGCATGGCTGGCTTCGCCCTGAAAGGCGGGGACATTGTATCGGTCTTCAAGCATCCGGATCTCAAGGCCCCGGGTGTCGTGCAATCGTTGATCTCACTGGCCGTGCAGGAAGGTGGCCGCAAGCTCGATGCGTTCGACACCATGCTGCCTCACTTCTATGAGATGCAGGGATTCAAGGTCGTGTCTCGGATACGGTGGGATGAAAATGAGATGCCGCTCGGGTGGGATAAGGAGCGCTTCGCTGACTTCAACAACGGCGAGCCCGACGTGGTCTTCATGGCGTGGGATCCGGGGAACTACAACCAGTACACCGGCGAGGGTGTGATGGCAGAGAGCTATGAGGGAGCCGTCGCTCGACAGGATGCTGCGGTCGTTGAAGACATGTATCCTGACCTGGGACCGATGCGACTGCGCATCGAGGACGACGCTGAAGAGCAGTTCGTCGATAAGCACCCGGAGCATCCGCACTCGCAGCTGTTCAAGATGGCTGTGACTATGGAGGATCAAGCCAACAACGCACCGAGCATTGTCCAGATAATTAAGGACAAGATTACGAACGCAGGTGACACTGCCATCGAGGCCAACCTCGCGTTGATCCACCGCAACTACCTCGAAGACTTTATGCCGGATGCACGGATGAGTGCTATCCGGGAATACAATCATGACATCCGCGAGATGGAAGGTCGCAAGGGTGAGCTGGTACAGAAGTATCAGCCGACCGCGCAGAAGATGTTCTGGCATAAAACTAGAAACAGGAAAGAGCATGCCCGCCTTGGTGAGGCAATGCACGCTGCCACCATCAACGGGATAGATCCCAGTGAGGAATACAAGGCACTGAAGAAGCGCGAGAACATGACCGAGGCGGATAAGAAAGCCGACACCCTGCGTCGTGCTGAGTACAAGATCCTGAAGGATTACTACGACACCCAGCTCACCCAGGATTCACGAGATCTGTTCGTCGAGGTGCGCGATCAGTACAGTGATCTGCGTAATAATATGGAGACTGCGATCATGCAGCGCATCGAGGACGCCGTGGCTAGCGACATGGCCAAGCGGGCGTTGCGGTTGGAGATGCGCAAAATGTTCGAGTCTGGCCGGGTGCAGGGTCCGTACTTCCCACTTGATCGCTGGGGTGACCAGTGGGGTGCAGCCTATAACGAAGAAGGCGAGATCTATTCGTACAGTAAATTCGATACCAAGTCCGAGCGGGTCGCGTGGCGCGAGGCCATGGAAGAGGCCGGATTCACTGTCAAGGACGGCAAGAAAATCACATCTGATATGGGCCAGCTGCAGGCACTGGACCCTGAACTGGTAGCGCGCCTTCAGAAACTGACCTCCGGGTTACCCGAGAGCGATTCCATCGCTGACGAGATCTATCAGATGTACCTGCGCTCACTACCCGAGATGTCGATGCGCAAGCACTTCATCCATCGTAAGGGTCGCATCGGATTCAGCGAGAACATCCTGCGGTCCTACGCTGGCCAGACATTCCATGGCGCTACCCAGATCGCACGCATGGAGCAGCAGCCAAAGCTCGAACGTGACATGGTCAAACTCAGAGAGCAGGCCCAGGCTGCAGAGGCGATGCGTGACGAGCACTCCGACTGGGCCGTGCCGATACTCAATGAGATGGACAAGCGTCATGGGCTGGCCATGAACCCACCGAAGTCAGTGGTCGCGAGTAAGCTGACCAACCTGGGCTTTGCGTGGATGCTCGGTGTGACCCCGGGCGCGGCCATACTGAACCTGTTCCAGACACCCATGTTCGCGATGCCGACAATTGCTGCCCGTAAAGGGAATGGAGCCGTGAAGACCACGGCTTATTTCTTGAAAGGAATCGCCGAGTATTTCAGTACCCGGATCGGTGGCTACAAATCTAAGCTGCGTGATGACGAGCTGGCCGCTTACGTCTGGGCTGAGAAGACCAATATCCTGACCAATACCATGTCACATGATCTGGCGGATCTGATTGAGAAGGATGACACCGCGTACGGCCTGCGTCGTAACATCATGACCGTGGTCTCGTACCTGTTCCACCACACTGAGCAGGCTAACCGCAGTGTAACTTTTATGGTCGCTTACCGGCTCGCGCGTGATCGAGGACTCAGTCACAGCGAAGCGCAGTACGATGCCGCGGATCTCAATGACCGCAGCCATTACGATTACTCGACCAGCAACCGCCCACCGATCATGCAGAAAGAAGCGGCCAAGATCGTGCTGTTGTTCAAGAACTACGGCGTGCACTCCACCTACCAGATGGCTCGCGCACTGAAGGATGGATACTTTGCCCAGAAAGATCTGCCCATCGAACATCGCAGGGAGGCCCGCCGCAAGCTCACCGGGATCCTGATGATGACCGGTTTACTGGGCGGCGTATCCTCGCTGCCATTTGCATGGGTGGTCGAGACCATACTGAATGCAGTCTGGGGTGACGACGACGAACCGATGGACGCGGGCGCAGAGTTCCGGGTGTACATGATCGAGCAGGGCTTCAGCTCGGAGCAGGTCGAGGCACTGCTAACCGGTGGCTGGGATGCAATGACCGGTACCACCATGTCGAGCAGGATCTCACTGTCATACCTTGGCCTGGGACGTGAGTCCATGTACCCGCTGGAGGGCAAGGACGCAGCACTACACTTCTTCGAGGAAATGATTGGCCCGGTGGGCTCCATACTGGTGACGTCGCCGCTACAGGGTCTGCAGGATGTCAGCGAGGGTCGTTACGAGCGGGCCATCGAGCGGGTCATACCCAAATTCATGCGAGATCCAATGAAGGCGGTCCGCTATGCCACCGAGGGTGCACTGACCTACGCCGGTGAGCCGATACTCACACCCGAGCAGTTCACCAATAAGGATCTGTTCGTGCAGTCAATCGGACTGGCGCCGTCTCGACTGACACAGCGCTACGAGCAGAACCGTGCGTTCAGGAATAGAGAGCAGAAGTTACTGGATCGATACAAGCAAATCACCAACCAGTACTGGATGGCCCTCGAACTGGGGGATCCAGCTGCACGTAAGGAAGCCTTGAAGGCTATGCACAAGTGGTCCCTGGCCAACCCACAGCTTCCGATCAACGCTGAAATGCTTGAGCGATCCTCTCGGTCCCGGGCGCGCATGAGTCAACAGGTCTACGGCGGCATCGCCCTCGACCCACGATTAGACTTCCAGATCCGGAAGGATCTGACTTACCTCCCGGTCGAAACCGGTGAGCCATTCCCCAGACCTGCAGGTGTTAAATAATGTTAGACGTCCCACAGTTCCGTGAATTGATAATCAAGCCCGCGCTCACCGTTGTTGATGGATACTCTCTGGCTGCTGACGAGCTGGTACTGGGTACCGCACTACAAGAGTCCCGGCTGATATATATCAAGCAGCTCGGCAGTGGCCCAGCCCTCGGTGTATTCCAGATGGAGCCCGCCACCCACAACGATATCTGGGACAACTATCTCGCGTATCGTGAAGAGCTGGCCGCTAAGGTCATCAGCCTCGCTGCGCCGAATGGTGATCGACCATCATCCAACGAGTTGATCGGTAACCTGTGGTACGCAGCAGCGATGTGCCGGATCCATTACATGCGAGTGCCGGACGCACTGCCCGAAGCAGGTGACATCCCCGGGCTGGCCGCGTACTGGAAAGAGTTTTACAATACCTTCGAAGGTGCCGGTACCTCGGAAGAGTTTGAGGAGAACTGGTTCGCAAACATGGGGAGCAACTGATGAAATGGTTTATAGTTCTACTCGCTCTTTTTGCGTTAAGCGTAGAGGCCTCGGGCCGGGATGATGATAATGACAACAACACCAATTCAAGCGCTGAGGGCGGCGATTCCTCGGCCACATCAGAAGGCTCTACTATCAGCATCGCTGGATCCAGCGGCGAGGATAATTTCTTCGCGTTCTCAACCTCGTTTCCTCAAGCTTCTGGTTGCTTCGGAGGAGTACAAGGAGGTGCTGGCACAAGCGGTAGCGGAGGTGGTTTCTTTGGGATGCACTTCATTAATCATAACTGCTGGACCTCTGCACTTGCGGAGGCTGAGTCAAACGTCGATGTACGATCTCGACTGAAATGCGCCGGTAAGCATTTCCGAAACGCGATTGCCTTTGACCACAAGGGCGACTCCGGCGACAAGCAGATATTCTGCGTCACCTACATGAACGTCAAGTACGCAGGTGAGATCAAGCATCTCAAGGCCCAGGTCGAGAGCGCCATGGAATTGGGTGAGCTAATCCCGGCAACTGGTGACATGATGATAGCAGCCAACGTCACCCAGGAAGAGTTTGAAGAGCAGGCCCAGCGGGTCGAGGACAAGAACGCTCAGCAACAACATCAAATCGAGGATCTGGAACGCCGTGCCCAGGAAGCTGAAACCCGGGCAGCGCAGGCCGAGCAGGCACTTCAGCAAATACAACAGAAACAGGTAAGCAAAAAGCAGGCGCTTCAACAACTCCAACAGCAGGTGCAACAAGACTATGTCATCGTCGAAGAATAAGCATTGGAATTTCATCCGCGAAGGCTGGCCGGTCATCGTCACAATCGTGGGCATCAGCTGGGGTATCGCAGCGTTCGTAGCCGACGCCTACATAGCAGGCATCGTGGAGCGTGAGTACCAGAAGAAGGTGCGGACCGAGCCGATAATCGCTGCCATCAAGAATGACATCACCAAGATCAACGGAACCCTGATCACACTCAGTGGCAATGACATCGAGATCCGCGGCCAGCTCAACACGGTGGTCAGCAGACTCGACACACTAATCAGCATTCAATTGCAGGACTAGTCATGGATCTTTGGAGCATTGTAAAAAAGGTCGGCACCGGCCTCATCAGCGCTGCTGTCCCAGGTGGTTCGTTAATTATTAGTGCCATCAACGAGTTCCTGCCTGACAAAGCCAAGCTACCCGAGAACGCCACCGGTGCGCAGGCCCAGGATGCACTGGCGTCACTACCGGCAGAGCAGCGGGCCCAGATAATGGACCGGCAGTTCGATATCGAGGAAACCCAGATCAAGGAATCCTATGCATCCAACCGGGCGATGCTCGAAGCCGACGCGATAAGTCCACACACAACTCGGCCCTACATCGCCAAGCATTCATTCCACGTGGTCGCGTTCACCAGTGTGGTAACTGTCAGCCTGTGGGCATACGGTATCATCAAGGCTGATACTAAAATGGTCGAGACCATCGTCAACGGCTGGCCATTCTTGCTGGCCGCTATAGGTCCGTTGGTAGTGTTACTGCAGGCGTACTTCGGGGTGTTGAAAACGGAGCAAAAGAACAAGCTCGATGCTGCTAGTGGTAACTCTCAACCCGGCGGAGTTGCAGGGTTGATCTCAGCGTTTATGAAGAAGCGTTAGCGTCAACCCACTTCCAGCCAATAGTCCATCGACTCCAAAACTGGTTCCACCTGTTTGGCCGAACAGTTACATGGATCGTTAAGTTGGTACCACATACTTCCCAGCGACCAACTGTTGGTGGCATTCCTGAAAATACAAAATCAGGAGAAGGAGCAGACTTGTCGTCACTCACGATGCCACTCCCAGCTCGACAGCCAGCAGACCCTCTTCGGTTTTCTCTTCAAAGAACTTCTTGATCACAGCCACGTTGACCACGTGTCGGCCAGCCAGTGTGTAGGTGGGGAGTTCGAACAGACCATCTTTAATAGCCCGGACAGCTGCGCGTCGGTTCTTGTAACCCAGCACCGCGGCGACTTCTTCCATCTCCATATAGGGTAGATCTGCCATCTTTTATATTGCTCCATATTGCGTTAAGCTGCACATTTTAGCACACGTTTGCGCATGGCATTAAGCATTCTTTCTTGCCCATCGTCTTTCTCATCGAGGCCCAGTATGACATCATCGTCCGCAGTACCTTCGGTAATGATGTGATGAATAACTATATTGCGACCCTTCCGACGGTGGCCCCCGGTGAGACGGGCGTTGGCTTGTTGATAGAATTCAAGATTCCAGTTCAGCCCGAACCAAATAAGATTTTCGGCGCCAGAATGCTGGAGGTTGCACCCGTGCCCAGCACTGGCCGGGTGGAGCAGGAGCGCGTCAGTCTTACCAGCGTTCCATCGATCCTCGCTGTGGGTATCGGTGAGAACATCCCAGTTAATCTTTGTCTTGGTCAGCGCGGTTTTGATTCGCGCGAGGTCCGACTTGAAATTGTAGCAAATCATGCAGGGGCCATTGATATCCTCAAGGATCTCCAGAAGCACGTCGATCTTCCCGTCATGGAACGGCACCCACGCGGGGGCTTTTGTATACACGGCGCCATTGGCGAGCTGCAGGAGTTTTCCGGCCAGTACCCCGGCGTTAACTGCGGTGATGTTCTGATCCTTAATCTCGACTATGTAATCGCGCTCCAGCGTGCGGTACTGATCCCGTTCTTCGGGGGTCAGGTATGCAGGAATATAGTTCCGTACGATGGGGGGCAGCTCCAGATAGTCCTGCTCTCTAAGCGACAGGCAGATATCGCTGAGCTTATCCATGATCTCCTCTTCGGCATGCGCCTTCGGTCGCCACTTGAACTGGTTATATCCCGGCGGGTCGAACCAGCGATCTCGGAAGGCTGTCAGAGTCTTGCCGAGCCGTACCCCTTTGTCTATCAGGTAGATCTGAGCCCATAGGTCCATGAGGCCATTCGGCCTGGGAGTACCCGTCAGCTCGATGCACGGGCCGAACAGCTGCCGGACCTTCTTCAATGCCAGCCAGCGCTTGGATCCTTTCTGACCACCGGACTTGAAGGCCGTGCTCTCATCGATGACCAGCATGTCCCAGCGCCACCGATGCAGCACCTTGCGTTCCTGCACGTGCAGGTCGACGAGCCACTTGGTGTTCTCCCGGTTGATGGTGTAGATGTCAGCGTCAGCCTTGATGCCCTGCTTGCGCTGCTTTTCGTTGCCGATGCAATGCGAGATCCGCAGGCCCTGCGTGTGGGCCCAGGTGTTGATCTCATCTCTCCATGTTTTTCTGGCGACGCGCAGCGGGGCGATCACCAGCACCTTCTCAACCTCCAGCTCCTGAAGCAGTTCTAGTATGGCGGTGAGCAGGATGACAGTCTTGCCCAGACCCATGTCCACCCACAGCGCGCAGCCTGGGCCATCGTAAACGGCCTCCTTAACGAACTGGGTAGCGTGGTGCTGGTACTGGCGGAACTCGACCAGGGATCTAAGTGTGGATCCTGAGGATGTCTTTACATCGTTGGTAGCTGTCACAGAAGTGTGCCTCCTGACCGGCTGCTATCAGCCTGTCGTACTCGTCCAGCTGCAGCGGGCTGGCCTCGCCATCCGGATCCTTGAATTCTATCCACACGGTGCGCTCCTTCATGAATACCCGGTCGAAGGATCCTTTGCGGCCTGGGGTCACTATTTTCTTGATGTACCACCCGTGCTCCTCAGCTGTCCGGACGCTGTCGCGCTCGATTTTCTTTTCTATTCTTGGCATGATTCCTCATCAGTCATCTTTCCGATATCGCTTGTGGCGGAACCCGTCGGCCGAGACCGGCAAGCCCTCGTAACAAGCAGGTAGATTATCGCACATCAGGTGAGCAGCTTCCTCGACCGAGCCGAAGTTCATTTGCGGTTCCATGATGATCTCATCGTGGATGGTACCCAGTATCGGGTAGCCATTCGCCTCGACCTGCTCGCAGCCGTACACCATGACGTCACGAGCTGCGCCTGAGGCTGCGTTCTCGGTGAGCCTGCCGCCGTACGTGTTCACACGGCACCACTGGCGCGTGTAGGTGTCGATGCCGAGGTAGGTCAGCTGACCCTCGATATTTATTTCGGGTTTGTAGTAAGCGATCCTGCGTCCGCTCGGCAGCTTCATGTAGAGCCAGTCGCCTGCCGTGCCGAACAGGATGCGATTGGTCTTGAACACTTTACCCGGGTGCGTCACCGCAGCGATGGCATACTCTTCGAGGTTGTACCACAGCTGCTCGATCTTCGGGTTGGCATCACGCCACTCGGAGACGATTACCATGGCGCGCTCCTTGTCGATGTCGATGCCGAACTTCGCCGCCATCTTGGTGAACGCCTTGTGGCCACCCTGATACCCGCAGGCCAGCTCCCCTGTCTTGCCGGTGAATCGTTCGTCCGGGTGGGTCTTCTTCATGTTCATCAGGAATTCGAGATCTAGTGGCAGACGATTCATCTTGGCGCCGGTGTACTCATACACCTTGCCATGGGTGCGGAAGATCTCCAGCTTGTCTTCCTGCCCAGCCAGCCACGCGGTGATCCGGCCCTCGATGGACGAGTAGTCGAGGCACAGCAGCTCGTGACCTGGGCCCGCGATCAGCAGGCTGCGGATGGTAGACGACAGTATGTGCATCGGGTTCTTCTCGTACAGGGTGTGGAGCCACTGGATGTCACGCGCCTCACAGGCCTCCAGCGCCACGTAGGCATCCGATATCAACGGCCGCATCAGGTTCTGCAGCTGCACGCCAAGCGACGACCAGCGTCCTGTGTTGGCGCCGTAGTACATGAACTGTCCGTAGAGACGCTCGTCACTGCACACCTGTCGCTGAATAGCATCGAGCTTGGCCACGGCCTTCAACTCGTGCAGTCGTCTGCAGCGCACCACGGTCTTAACGTCAGCAGGTATGTCTGGATCCGCCAGTGCCTTGATCATGGTCTGCTCCTGCAGGTTCGGCATGGGATAGCGCTCACGGATCCACTCGCCGAGCTTGCCGGTCTGACTGGGATTGAACCCCGAGATCTCGATACACTTTTCGCGCAGGATCTTCTTGTATTCGTCGCGCAGGAATTTGACGTTGGCCACCCCATCGAGGTCGACCCGGATCCCGCGCATGTTAATGCGCTGGTCCATCATGTAGACCTGCCGCTCATGTGGCGGCAGCTCTGGAATTATTTCATCGATAGCACGCTCAGCTTCGACGTCGTCGATGCAGTACTGGTACATCTCATAGAACCGGTCCGGAGAATTCCACGGGGTCCATCGATCCTCAGGGTTTTCCTTCGACGGCTGGCGGGTCTTGATCACCTGCATCATCATCATGCGGCCATCTTCATTCTTCTGGTGTGGAGACTTGAGCACGGTAGATACCTTACCCAGTGCCCGGGGCAGGCCGTGCACCGCAGCCTTGGCCATGGTGCACACCCACTGTTCGATTGTTGTCTTGGGGAAGTTGACCTTCTGACCGGGTACACCGTTGAGCATGGTGCGCTCGAACTCACTGTTGTGGGCCCTCATCTCACCGCCCTCGCGGGCATGGGACTCCAGCTCAAAAGGAACCTGGGTACCGGGAATGAACTCACCGCCTTCGATCTCATGGAGGGCATGCATCCACTCGATCAGTTCGGTAGGCAACCCATCCACTGGCACCCAGGTTGAAACAGGCTCATCGCCAAACGCAAAACAGACGCACAGTAACTCCGTGCTGTCGTCCTCCGCATAACGATAGAGCCCGCACTGCTTGAGATTGACTCGTGAGAACGACTCAATATCAACGTGACAGATATCCTCGCGCATTAATCTTTGAGGAAATCGTCCTCATCATCATCGTCTTCGAGGATGTCCAGCTCTTCATCGATGTCAGGCGGTGACACTCCGAAGCGGTCGCCGTCCTTGACGAACTGGACAATGCGCAGGTTCGAGTTGATACGCTTACCGAACTCGTTGTCCATGGTCCACAGGGTGATCGACGCATTGACGATACAGCCCGCATACGGAATCGCAGGCTCGACACCATCGACGATGGTCAGGGTATTGCGACCCCGGTCGGCGATCAGTGGCGGCGTGTTGATCTTGGCCGCGGTGCGGATGAAGTACATCCCCTCATAACCGTCGTACTCCAGCGGCGGCTTCTCGTCTTCTGCCAAACCGTAGCAGTGGACGACTGTGGCCGGGATTTTCTTCGGCCACATCTCATCCCCGATCTCATTCGCAATGGACTCGATCTCTGCGATTATCTTGGCGTGCATTTTGTCCGACGGATCCATCAGGAAGGTGGCCTCGAAACGGGGCTCCTGATCCTTGCGGAATGAGCGGGCTTTGAACAGCCGCGGGAACGACAGGCGTACATTCTTTAACTTAATTACATCACTTGTTGGCATTACTCTTCTCCAGCGCTTTGCGCTTCGTCATCATCATCTAACTCAGAAATATCCGCGGTGATCGCAGAGCGTGGATCCGTAGGTGGAGCCAGCTTCGGTGATCCCGGGGGTTTACGAACATGGTCCGTCATAATTTTATGATCCTTACCCAGCAGCTTCTCAGCCTGGGTGGGACTGATCATGGTTTGCTTGAAGATATCCTTGACCTTCAACTTGGTTTTACGCAGTGCAGCTTCCGCCTTAACAGCGTCGCGCCACGCACGGTTCGAGCGTCCCGCTACCAGTTTCCAACTGGGGGTGCCCACAGCACGGCCTGCCTGAATTTCTGACAGCACGCGCCCCTCGATGTCATTACACCAGCTGCGCATCAGACTAATGACGTCCATGCAATTCGCCAGATCGTCGTTGGTCATCAGGTCCGGATCCTTGATCGACTCCATGTCGTCCAGTTCATCCAGCATCTGCGCCATCAGCCACTCTTTACGGTGGCCACAGGTGTCCCGAGCCTTACACCACCGGCAATGCTCACCGGGTTGAAACGGTGCGTTCGGCTTCAGTGCAATTTCAGCGGTAGGCTGAACCTTGTCCCGGGCCCATAGCAGGATCTCTTTCAACGAGACCGTGGCCTCATCGATGTGGTCGAGCCGGGGCTGACATATATTGAACTTGAAGGTTTCAATATCATAGAGGTGACCGAAGTCCTGAAATACACCAAGGCCATACCCCCACATCTGCGGGTTGTTCTTGATGTAGACCTTCACGCCCTGCCCGAATTTTAAATCGGTCAGGTTGCACAGGCCATCATGGATCCGGATATCATCCGCAGTGCCGTAGCCACCCGGTACCCAGGCATCGTAGCTGACGCGCTCTTCGATGAGTACGTCACCCTCGAACTCCGCCACGTAATCCAGAAAGAACTGGACGTGACGTGCGAACTCAGCATCGACCGTGAAGCGCTTGCAATGGCTCACCAGATCTATGTAGGTCGTGGCAGGTACATTGTTGAGGCGGCACAGCTCCGACACGTGGTGGGCAAACGTGCCCTCGTCAGCGTACTCCGTGGGTGCATCCGGCAACCCCCGGCACAGCAGCACCGAGCCCGGGCACTCCAGCCAGCGCTCCATCGCCGACGGGCCCAGCTCGGAATGGTCGTCCGGCTTCTTCAGCAGATCCTCGTAGGTTACGAGTTCCATGTCACTCTGCCAGCTTGACGTCACACTCGTCGATCACCTGCTTGTACTTCGATGCGGGCAGGTTACCGATGGTGCTGGCGCCATGGCTCTTCAGGATGGACTTGGCCTGGGCCGGAGTGGTGGCCTTCTGCAGCTCCTGCAGTTTGGCGCGTACCATCTCCTTGGTGTACTCCGGATCCCCGACGTCTTCAGTACCGACTCGTTTCTCATTTGACTTCTTGGTCGAGGATTTTTTCGGCGGGGCTTTTTCTTCGGCCGGGGCGGCGACAGTGCCTCCCCCTGCTGCGATGGTTTCAAGAGCTGCAGCTATGCGCTCAAGCGTTGCTTCAATTGTCATGCGTTTTGTTCTCCTAAAGTTTACAAGTACAGTGCGTCGGCGTCTGAGGAAACCACACGTATGGAGTTCCCCTGCAGACGGCCAGCACACCACTATCGTCATCCTCGACCACTTCACAGTGGCCAAAGATCTCACGAAGCGTTCTAACGGTGCAGTAGCTGCACTCGTTATAAGATTTAAGTATGAAGCTGAAGCCCGGGAGGGCAATCGCTTCACAGCCTTTAACGAAATTAGGATCGAGATTCTTTTGCCAGCGTACTGGGTGACGAACTAGATCGTTGCCCCCATGACGCAAGAATTCTGTGTTATCCATGCTCATTGATATTCACTCCCTGCTCGTTGTTCATTGACTTCATTTTTTCGTTGGCCTCTTTCTCAGTGTCAAATGGACCAGCGGTAAAGTCGAGTCGGTTATCCTCGATCTGTTCCCAGACACACCAGCCGACCCGGTCGTGGTCGTAGGCCACCCGGTATAAATGGAACCCGGTAACCTCGTCGTCTTCATTCATGACACACTCCAATTGCTGCCTGCATGATCTCATCGAAGTCAAAGCCACCTCGGTTCAACGCCTGCCGGATGGTGATGTCTTCTATCTCTTTCGTCGACAGCCAGTGCGGCTCGACTCGTTCGTCATTGTAGGTAAAAATATATTCTGTAATCTTGACGCGCTCCTCGATGAGCGCTCTGCCTAATTCAGTGATGCGGTAGAGCCCGGAGTGTTTTGTTTTTGAATCAGGATCAGGCGACTTGGCTTCAGTGACTCCGAATTTTTGCATGTGTCCCCACTGATTAGTCCGTAAAGTGTACCGGCTTCCTTTGGCCTGGGTTTCAACCCATGAATCCTTGGATTCGTGATACAGCCAGATCAAGGACTTTGCCATCGGCACGCCAAATCTCCGGGCATAGACCTTCCCTATTCGATCACAGACAGGACAGATAACTCCACCGGGTACGATCCAAGTGTCATCCTGCCACTGTGTTCTGCGGTCGGCAAGCTCACCCATTTATTTGATCAGCTCCACGGTAAAGTACGACAGCATGTACGGTAACCCGACCAGCCAAAAATAAATTTTCAGCAAATCGTCGATCCAGTGCAGTTCATATATTAGTCTGTCCCACTTGCTCATTTGACTGCCGTGCACCCATCGGTGCCGACCTCGGGAGCGTTGCCACCATCCCAGTCTTTCAGGAACAGCTGCGCGTTCTGCATGGTGTCAAAACAAATGCGGGCGCTGTACCCAGTCTCATCGAGACCGACGCACACGCCGCAGGTGTATATGTACCGGTGAACCCCACAGATCAGCCCATTGATCTCACGTAGGTCGGTGTAGCCGTGACCCTCAATCATGGTCCGGGTTTCTTCATTCATCATCGCTCTCCTTACATTCATCGCAGGTGAAAGGATATCCCTGCGGCTCATCGGGAGGATTGCCACAGCAAATCTGGCAGATCTCACCCGCTACAATTGCCTCAGCTATATCACCCACGGTGTGCCTCCCACCAGTCTTCGATCTCATCAAGGGCCCAGCGCAGATTGCCACCGGTCAGGACAGCGTAGAGCGCGAAGAAGTAAGCTACTAAAAACAGGGCTTCAATCATGACCCCTCCGCAGGAACGCAGGGATCACGAGATGGTCATCCTGATCCCAGTCTATATTCAAGTCCAAGGTCACCTCGTCCAAGTCACGGTCGACGTTGGCACCCTTTTTTAATTCATCCTGCACGTCCCGGCCCGGTGAGAATGCTCTGTCACGGGATGCATTGGGATCCACGGGTGTGATAGTGTCGTCGTCGTCGTCATCAACGCGCCGACGCCTATCATTAACGCGTCGATTTTGATCAGGGGTATAAATCATACTTGGCACTCCGTATAGAACTGTGAATTGTGGTTGTTGAGATCGTACTGCGGAACCTGGGCCCACCATAGCAGGTAGTGCACAAACTCGTGGCGCAGGTGGTTGCTCTGGTTCTGCTGCAGATCGTAGTCGGTTATCCGGATATAGCGCGTGTCATAATTGATGTACGCGGTGACCTGTAACGAGCCATCGATCAGCGGCATGTTTGACTGGGCCACATACTCGATGACCAGCTTCGGATCCGGCGGGGCGAGGCCGACGCAGGCCTGCACATCAAGCCAGACCTGATCGATAATATAGAGCCACGGCCCGGGTAACTTGCCCGGGTCGTAGTTGACGGTGAAGCGCTCGTTGCGCTCCTGATAGTTCCCAGTCCACCCAGGCCAGCCGTAGAAGGCGCCATCGCCATTGCTGGGACCGGTGTTGCTTGTGGTACTGCAGCCCGTGAGCAGCAGCGCGAGGACCACCAGCAGGATGGTGAGGATATCGAGTTTTAACATACTCATGGCAGATCCCTCTTTTTGGCACTGTACAAGTAGGTGACCGATGAGGCTATTGACTGAGCCAACGCCTCCGCGGTCTTCGGCTCATTGCCTTGCCTCGGGTGTTGGTTGTGCTCCAGATCAACGTGAAGCTCGTACAACAGCTCCCCCTCGCCATCCTTGATGACTACGATGATGTCGTTCATGACATCCACGTCCCGGTGACGTAGGTAAACAGGATCCAGATCACGAGCGGGAACAGCCAGTCGCTGATATGATCATACGTGTTGAAGAGCAGAAACTTTCTCATGATGGCTCTCCCGGCAGGTGGACGATGAGACCTTTGTTCTTCCAGTAGTTGTTCGACACGAAGTCATGCAGATCCTTGTAGAAGACAGGGTTGCCACTGATCCAACTGGGCCTGCCGTTCAAGGTGCCCTTAAAGGCGTCGATGCTGAACTCGAAGCTCGGCTCTTCTTGCATCCGGGCACCGGTGCCATTCTCTCTGGATGGCTTCCAGACGCTGCTGAGGTTGAAGCCTCGCATAGGGGAGGTGTCGATGGTGAAGTGGCCGAACTTGTCGTCCTTCATGAAATCGAAGTATTGGTCGGCGTGTCGGATGATGGTGAAACCATGGCCCAGCAAAAATTCCTGGGTGGCGTCGACGGATTCCTTCACGGTCTCGTGCTGGGTTAAATCGATAAAGAGTTTCATGTCAGCATCCCCGTGTCCTTCTTGGGAGCAACATCAACCTTGGGCTCTTTAGGCTCAGTCACGTCCCCACATATTGAGTGGGTGTGGTACATACAATAGAGGTCTTGATAATCCTCAGGCGTGGGTAGCACGATATTGGGGTCGCCCATCAGGGCATGCAGTAGTAGCAGTACAGTATTCATAGCGTTTTCTCATAGCGTTAGTTGGAAAAAAGAAGGTTTAGGGTGTCAGCCGGGTCATTTGGCCGACTCGACACCCACCACCCACACCACAGACACGCGCCCATGATTGGTCTTCACTGGTATTTATGAACGCCCCAGTAGCAATCAACTTCCGCCATGGCGATCTTGCAAGACAAAATAAAACAGGCGGTGCCCTTAGACTGACACCGCCAAACATCAGGCCCATAGCGTCACACACGAACAGGGCCAGAAGAAGAAAAAGGTGAGCGCGTACCCGGGGAACTGGACCGGATACACGCTCGGGTTGTGCCGCGATACGCAAGGAACTACGCGGCGACTTTGAGGCCAACCAGATTACTGAGAAACTGATCAGTGATCTGAGTACGGTCAGCGATAAGGTTGTGGTTGATGTTCTGACCAACAGGCTTCAGGGCCTGGGTCACACAGTTGCGTATCAACCATGCAGATTTGCCCCATTCGAGGTGCTCTTCGAAGGTAGGCTTGTCCCACTCATTGATGGCTTTGGACAGCTGTGCGCCACTGAGGCCACCTTGACGGTAGATCTCGACCAGTGCAGCATCACCACCACGGGGATTCGGAAATTGGTAAGCCTTGTAGGCCTCGAACTGATCCGCGCGTTGCTCAGCCAGCATCGGGATTAAGCCCACGGCTTTCGAGATCAGCCCGGGCAGGCGACGATGGATGTTGGTGGTCTGCTTGGTAGCGATGCTACCGATGGTGCCGCTGAAAGCGAGGTTGCTGCAGACGAAGATCTTGTCGCCCAGTACCAGCTCACGCCTCAGTGACTGATCGTGTGCACCGCGCAGTCCGACCAGCAGCTCGTAGCCTGCATCATTCTGACGCCATTCAGATACCTGCATGTCTTCGCCGGTGTTCTCGACGGTGACAACAGTGCCGGTGGCCTCGTCGCGGGGAGCGATGGCCAAGGCACCAAAAAATTTCTGGTGGTCCTTGGTGACTTCGAGGTCACGTTCCAGCACATTAAAGCCGACGCGATCCAGAGCGGACTCGACATCTTCGACATAGGTGTGGAAAGGATACGGGCGATGGAAACGGCCTCGGCCTTGTGGGGTTTCGATCTGGCCTAATTGAGCCAGGGTCAGGTGCGGATTGCCTTCATGTGAATAAAGTAATGACATTTTCAATCTCCTTGCGTTGCGTTAGTTGCGTTAAAAAATTACTACACCTAAAGTATAGCTCATCTCCATATAAAGTGGTACCATATTTTGCCAATAAATCAGAGGATCCACACCGATGCGACCCCCACTTTTTTGGCCTATAACTCCTCTGACTGAAAGGCAGAGTAGAAAATTTGATCACGCATTCAATAACGCGATTGATCAAGCCGGTAGTATCGGCAAACTGGCACCCAGGCTATCAGCTCACAGCGGCGAATACATCAGCCATCAGGCTATGCGTAACTGGCTGGTTGACCGCAAGATCCCATTTCAATGGGCCCTCGTGATGGAGGACTACACTGAGGGTACTTCTAATTTCTTCGATCTGATACCGTGGCTGCTACCGCGAACGGTGCAGTGGCACGACAGACTCATGACCGAGCAACAAAGGGAGTCGGCTTGACGCCACTCGCTAAAAAATTATTATGGGTGCTGACCGCAGTCGCTATACTGTTCGTCGCTCTCGAAATCACCGCTGATTTTCAGCTTATTTTAAACACATAGGAGATACACCATGCTCGGAATGATTGCCATCATTGTCCAGAACAATGAACTTAAAAATACCTGCCAGATAGTGAAGGAAATAAAACCGGGTGAGAAGTACCTCGTTAAATTCCTGAACGCTCCCACCTTCAGTCGCGTGTGCACCACTGAAGAGATCCAGCAGTGGCTGCTGTTTCAAACTCAGGACGAAGCCAATGCTTGGGTGAAGAATTCCCGGACGCCAGCGCCCGAGTCGAGACCACCAGCACCCCCGGCAGCTGCAGGGGGAAACGGAGTAGGGGAAGACACCCCACCAAAAAGTCCAGATCCAAACGCCGGAAAAGGAGATGAAACAGAAAAGCCTGAGCCACTTGCTGCTGTCACCCCGGGTGCGCCCGTGACCAAAGAGGCTATGGAGAGAGCACTGGAGCCTGACCATCCCGGTGGCCAGGATCCTGAGCCTGAAGATGACAAGCACGGTAGACAATCATGATGCGTCGGCAGGGTCCACAGTGGGTCAGCATCACTGCAGAAAACCAGCCGTTCGGTGCCACGCTCAACACGGACCACATCACCAATATCCGATGGCAACCCCAGCTCAAGCCCACCAAACCCGGTGAGCCAATGCAGGCGGTCGAGGGGATGTTCGAGGTCATCATCGCACTGGTAGATGGTGCACATACGCTCATCTTCGACAGCCAACAGAAGGCAATGGATGAGTATTTTCGTCTGCACAATGAAATCAGGGGAGTGCTGCAGGATGACTAACTTCGTCAATTTTAAACTCAATGTGGACGGGGGTTCCATGCGCACGTTCCTCGTGAACGTGTCGCACATTGTGCACCTGAGCCTGTACCCGCTGCCCGGGGAGTACGCTGCCATCGACCGCAAGACGGGTGAGCAAAAAGCTGTGAGCGCTGTCAGGCTGGTCCTGACGATGAACCAGTCCACGCTGCTTGATGAACTTGTTGATACGGATCTGTCCGATGATATCTACCGGAAGCTGGATATCCTCATATCGTCTGACGATGGAAACCTACTTGTGGGATGCCTGCTGAAACATAACGATATGTTAAAAGATGAGGCGTTCAGAGAGCTACCAGTACTTAATGAATTGAATCAGGGGTAGGCAATGCGAAAGCTTCGGATTTCACGAGGCAAGCATCGCTTAAACCCTGCATTACGCAACGGAGAAACGGACTGGCCCACGCTGGCCAGTAAGCTGCTTGACTTCAAGGTGACCGGCGAGACCTATGCCGAGTACATCGCTATGCCTGCCGACCAGCAGGCTGACATTAAAGACGTGGGTTACATGATCGGCGGTCCGTTCGAGGGTAATGCCCGTAAAAAGGATGAGCTGATCTGCCGCTCGGTGGTGACACTCGACGTCGATCACTGTAAAAATATGGATGACGTACAAGCCCTGCGCGATGCCTACGAAGGCTTCGAGTACGTCATGCACTCGACGCACAAACACAGCAACGACAACCCCAGGTTACGACTGGCATTCCCGCTGAGTCGTGATGTCTCGCCGTTCGAGTACGAGGCGGTCGCGCGTAACATCGCCGACCACGCCGACATCGAGTTGTTCGACGACACCACGTTTCAGGTTAGCCGGATTATGTACTGGCCCAGCCGCAGCAGTGATCTGGATAACGGATTCATTGCTGAGCGTGGCAAAGGTGAATGGATGAACCCGGATGACTGGGATCCGAGTGCTGACTTCCTCGACTGGCCACGGTCAACCAGGGACACCCGCACGCATGAACCCACTACCGAGTCTGCGGATCCACTGACCCGGCCTGGGATGATCGGCGCCTTCAATCGCACCTACGACATCCACGCTGCCATCGGGACATTTCTGCCGCACGTATTCGACTCCACTGAGTGGGACAATCGATACAACCCGGTTGGCGCCACCGGTGCCCCGGGTGCCATCGTCTACGATGATGTCTTCATGTACAGCTGGCACGAGAACCCGGCCGGGATCATGCAAAAGAATGTCAATGCGTACGATCTGGTACGCCTGTGCCTGTATGGTGAGGACGACGACGACGACACCCCGGTGATGCAGCGCGCGAGCATGAAGGAGATGAACAAGCTAGCTGCGTCGCTGCCCTCGGTACTGGCCAATCTCGATGAGCTGAACTTCGATGATGAGGGCGAAGAATCGCATATAGACCCACCCAAGGGTCCGACCGCTGACGAGTTTTTGATCGACCTGGGGGACTGGGCACCGAAGACTATGGCTGAGTGTGATAGTAGGATGCACCTGATTGCGATGTACGAGCCGCACGAGACCGAGGTCATGTTGCAGGTGATGAAAAGTAAGTACTCATCCGCGACCGGCGAGAAGATGGGGATCGTGGCACTGCGTGAAAGCCTCAAGCGGATTCGCAAGTCACTGGTCGGCGTCATCGATGAGGATGTCGCTGACATCGAGCTTGAGCTGATACAGGAATTCCTCGATGAACACTACGCTGGCGGTGCGCACATCCGCCGGGTCGGTAAGGTCTTCTGGGTCTACTACCACGGCGTGTGGGGCATGATGGACGATGAGTACGTGCGTGGCGAACTGAGCAACACCATCAAACGGATCCGCGAGGACCGGCCCGAAGAGATCGCGCAACTGGTGGCCTCGGTTGCTGACAACAAGACCAGCACAATGACGTCGGCATTGTTTGGGCTGGTCACTGTGCAACTGGCTGCGGCGTCTGAACTGGGTAGTGATCCACTGATGCTGATGCGCCGGATCCCTGAGCCCGTCGTCAACTGTTTGAACTGCGAGCTGCACCTCGACTACAACGGCAACATGAAGGTGCGCGATCACAACCCGAATCACTTCTATACGCTGCAGGTCGGCTGCGACTATGACCCGGATGCCGAGTGCCCGGAGTGGGACCGGTTCATGGAGATGGTGTTCCGTGACTGCATCGATCCTGAGGATATGGTGCGCCACATCGAGGAGCTGGGCGGCTACATTATTAACATGTCGCGATGGCTCAAGAGCTGGGTGCTATTCCACGGCCCGACCGATACCGGTAAGTCAACGCTGCTCGATGTGTTCAAGGAGTTACTGGGTGGCAGTTGTCAAGCGATGGAGCTGGGCCGGTTCGGTGTGGGTAACACCTTCGCGGATTCGATGCTGCTCGGGAAGCTGTTACTCGCCGATGATGACTTCGACAAGTCAGCGTCATTGCCGGATGGCTTCATCAAGAAGATCTCCGAAGAGAAGCGTATCACCAGTGATATTAAATTTGGAGCACCGATCACGTTCCAGGCCCGGTGCCTGCCGCTGGTCTGTGCCAACCACTGGCCCGTGACCAGAGACGTCTCGGATGCATTCCGTGAGCGCGCGATGGTGTTTGAATTTCTGCACCGTATACAAGGTGCTGAGAAATCTGACCGGCGTCGGGATCTGATGATGCTCGAACTGCCCGGGATTTTGAATCGATTCATCGCTGGCCTTGTACGTCTGCGTACTCGGAGTGAATGGCTGATACCCATCGATGCTGCGATCAGTCACGAGACCTGGGAGGGCAACTCGAATAGTGCAACTCGTTTCGTGCGTGATCGTATGATCGAGGCACCGGGTGTGAAGACAGCGACGACATTGTTATGGAATGATTACCTGCACTGGGTGCGTGAAGAGGGTGGCTTCAGATTAACTAAGCCCAATTTCTATGAACGTCTCGATCAGGTCATTGGATCCCGCCGAACTACCAAAGGCACGCAGTATTTTAAGCACTGGGAACTGCTGCCACCGGATGGCCTGACCCATTTACCAGATTCCGACATCGACGACGATTGAGGATCCGGGTGTAAGACGAGGGGGTGGAAAAGGTGGAACACAAAATCACGTGTGTTCAATATTGCATGAGATTGCGTGGCTGTGTAGGGGTAAACTGAGTTAGGGTGGAAAAGGTGGAATGTTTTCTTACCCTAATGTATATGAGATATTATTGTGTTTTTAGAAAAAGAATAATAATTGGTCTTATAGGTATATAGAGAAATTGTTCCACCTTTTCCACCCCCACAAAAAAGCCCCGACCGGAGCCGGGGCTGATTCATCGGCGGGTCACGCCAGAGTGTGAACGTCTTTAGCAGACGTCTACATCCACACCATCCTCCTTGGTGATGCGGCCATTCCATCCGAATGACGCGAACCTTGTGACGCAGTTAGCGGCCACCGAATAGTTGTCATGCAGGTTCACACGGACCGTGCGAGGCACCTTGAGGTAATCGAGTTCTTCATCATTGCTCGCACCTACTCGTGGGCGTTCCATGCTGGACACGTCTTCGACGTTGACCGGGCAGCACTGTGAGTACCGCAACATGTCGAGAGGGAAATCTCCCTTACCGGTTACTGTGATTTCGTAATGTGATTTCATGCGTAATCTCCTGCGTTAACTTCAGTGAATGTATAGCCAAAATCGGCCAGTTTCTTTTCGACCAAGATCCGGGTCTGGTCCAGCGACTTATTCCAGTACGCATTGGTGCGTGTAGATCCAGTCAGTCGTGTGGCCAGAGTCAGGCGGAACTCAGAGGCGATGCCACGTCCTGATTTCTTTACCGGGTACACTGGCACGTCGGTCTTGTATTCCGGATCCAGCGAGGCGTTGAGATCCCGGGTGCGAAGCCCGATGTAGAAGTCTGCAGCAGCCTGGGCCTGTTGCGCCATGGAGACGCCGTCCCCCAGGTTGCGACGCCCGGTGAAAGATCCCCAGTTCATGTCCTTGCGTGTGGGCCTCATCGTGCGCTTCTTGTCGCGGCGTACGATACGGAAGGTCAAGAGCTTAGGGTCAGCCAGCAGGGTATCGCCCTTGCCGTCGTGCAGTGCACGGATGCACTCGTTGTGCTGGTCCCGGGATCCATCGGAGTAGGCGTAGGTACGGATGTACTCTTTGCCGTTCCAGATCTCAAGACGGTAGTCATTGTGATTAGATTCACTCATAATTATTTCTCCATTGCGTTGAGGATATCGATGGCGTCGCGGATATGACCACGGGCGTCATCGAGTTCAGGTGCTGCATCTTCAGGTACCACCATACCGTCGTGCCAGTCTACGATCTCCAGACCCATGGCTTCTTCAGCGTCGCCCTGCGCGTCTTGGATCAACTCGCAGGCTATGGACTCCAGTGCCTCCAGTTCAGCCAGTAGCTGCTGTTCCCGGGTCGGCGTGACCATGGGCTGTTCACGTGTCACGATTCCAACTTTAGCCATGGCATCGACGACGTGCGCCAGTGTCGAGCCCTCTTCATCACGTCCGGCGATGATGGTGCCGGAGTTGTCGAGGGTGCGACCGATGGCGCTGTAGTTGGTGGGCAGGTACGGCGCGACTGCTCGCGACGCACGCCCATCTTCAGCGATTGCTATTCTGATGGGTTTCATTATTTATCTCCGAATTGTTCAACGGCATCGCGATGTTCAAACTTGAATATACGCACTCGTCTGACGGTGTCGTAAGGTACGACTACGGCGCCACCTTGGTGGACCATTATCTTCACCCATACACCGTTCTTCTGGTCTTCAGTTGGCTGGATGCTTTGGCAGTTGAACCAGTCAGCGGTGATGCTGTCGCGGTCTTCGAACCCATAGATCCGGCCCTTGTGGCCGTGGTTGTTTGACACGACGTAATCGCCTATTTTGTAGATTCTAAATGTACTCATTTTCAATCTCCTTGCGTTGTAGATCCTGTCTCATCAGTGCCGGTAGGATCTGGATCCGGCAGACGCACCCAGTCACCCGGGTGCGTTTCGACTCAGCCTGCCAGTGCCCTCCTTGCGGATTTGGTGATGCCGAAACTCAGGCCACATTTCCTGAGCTTTTTCCGTGCACGTTTCACCGGGTATTCGACCACGTCGAATCGAGCGGTCGATAATTCGACCTTCTCGATTCTCATGCCTGAGCTATCCGGCCAGATCACTGACAGCCACTTGGGCCCGACAGTGACGACCAGTCCGGTGCGGATGCCATCGTCAAGATGGATCCGGATGACGGTGTCCTTATCCACGTTTCACCAACCATGCTTGGACGTTGGCAATTGCGGCCCGGGTGACGTCGGACATGTTGGCCCGTTCAGCCTGATCACTTTCGTAAAAGCAATCGAGGTTGGCTTCGCCGTGTTCCGCGAAGTCCGCCCACATGTCAGCACGATGCCCAGCCATTTCGATGACGTATGACAGATCGGTCGCGAGCGTCGGGTCATCTTCCTTGACCCGGTCGAGGGAGCGCTGGCGATTCTGCTGTTTGCCGATCACGTACTTGGCCCGGTTCATCAGTTGACGAGCAGCATTGATCTGGGGAACCCAGCCCGGATTGTCAGGCTGGTCCAGTAGTTCCTGAGCGTCGCTGAGCATGCCCATCGATAACATGGATAGGTTATCCACCTGTCGATTGATCAAGCTCATCAGGGAGCACTCAGACATGCCCATGGCCTGTTTGAACCACGCTTCCTTTTCTTCGACGGTTCTCACGCTGCCACCTCACCAGTGCGAGCGGTCACACGTATGCTGGTCACGACACTGTGACTGGTGTGAGCGGAGACCAGTTGACGACTGGGCTTGAGTACGGCGCTGATGGCCTTCCAGTCTATGTTGGTCCGGTTGGCATCGACCACGTTGGCCCGGAACAGATCGCCCTCAGCCACGGTGACGTCTGCCGCCAGCAGGTCTGCCTTGAGGTCAGCCTCATCTATTTTGAGGATGGCCATCTCGGCACGGATCTGGCCTAAATCATCGACCAGTTGTTTCAGTTTCTTCGCGTTCATTTGCGTTAACTCCTTGCGTTGTAGATCCTGTCTCATCAGTGCCGGTAGGATCTGGATCCGGCAGACCGGGCATCGCCCGGTTTCGACTTTAGCTTTCGTTGCGAACCCAGATGTTGATGTCGTGAACTTTGGATCCATCTGTCAGGGTCTCTTCGACCAGTTCGATGCCGAGGCCGTCGATGTCTTTGCCGTCGATCTTGAGGTAGTTGACGCCGCTGGTCTTGAACTGGTTCAGAGCCTTGATCAGGTCTTCGACGGTGTTACCAATATGATCTTGGATCAGTGATTGTTTACTCATGTTTCTAATCTCCTTGCGTTTGATCCTGTCTTCATCAGACCGGGTAGGATCGGATTCCCGATGACCGGGCTTGCGCCCGGTTTCGACTCTATGCGCAGGCCCTCCGATCTGCTGCGTTGCCGCCGTTGGCTTTCAATTCGTCGGCACGTCGCAGGCACCAGTCCCGGTCAGCGATGAATGTGCCTGTCTCGCGATCCACGATGCCGTTCTCCCGGGCCCAGTGGTTCCAAGCAAAGGATCTACCCAGTCCGACAGTGATGCCCGTGGTGGGCCACTGAGTGGCTGGCTTGGCTACGAACTCTTCCCAGTCCTTGCCGTAGGTGCAGTCGTCTGAACCCCAGCGGCTGTGCTTGCCCACCATCGCGGCGTGCTCCATGGCGAGGGATTTCATGAACAGATCCGGGTGCGCCCCGGCCAGCCAAAACAGTTCCCATTTCTGGGAGGCTGGGCAGAAGAAGCAGGCCGACTTGATTGGCACGGGCAGGCCCTCTTCGACGATGCGCTTGATGCAGTCTTCGCGCTCCCAGTTCAGATCCTGAAGTGGGTACGAGTACAGGAAGTCGTCGTCTTCGCGCTTCACCTTTTTGGCTCTGCGGATGTCCGCTTTGCCGCTGTCGTAGCCGATCAGTTTCACCAGCTTGCGACCCTGGCCCAGAGCATTGGTCCACAGTGGATGTGGGTCGCAGGCATTGGGTCCAGACTTGCAACCCTTGACCACGTAATCCTGCGGTACCTGTTTCCATTTGATCGAGCAGGACTTCATGCCGAAGGCCAGACTGGGCAGTGTCTCATTGTGTGAGCAGTTGCCACCGAGCGAGCCGTAAGGCGTGGTGTCGAGCGTGATCTTTTTACACCATGTGACCGTGGGGAAACCTTGGCGCAGTAGCCAGTCATCCATCAGGCGGACGGTGTCGTAGGTCTCTGGCTTTTCAGCGCCGGTGTCAGCGAACGTGATCAGGTCCGGGCGGATCCCGGCATCACGCAGCGCGATCAGCATCGCAGTGCTATCGACACCGCCGCCGTAGCAGACTACAACTCCGGCGTTCTCAGGTAGTTGGATCTGGCTCATGATTTCGCCTCGTGGTTCTGGGCCTGCTTGGCAGCGTACTTGCTGACTGGCTTTTGCTGGCAGTACTTGAACTTGCGAGCGTTGGCTTCGGCTGTTCTATTTCGTTTGCTATCTTTCATGCGTTTAACTCCTTGCGTTTGATCCTGTCTCATCAGTGCCGGTAGGATCGAATCCGGCAGACCCGGGCAAGCCCGGGTTTCGACTAGGCGATGCGCTCGGCCAGGGTCTTGCCGTTGAACATCGTGGTGCGGACCTCGATCTCCAGATCGATGTAGCGCTTGAGCAGGTCCGGGTTGGCCCGGGCAGCGTGCCTGAGGTCACCAGTGCTGCCGAAGATGCAGAACATGCATGACAGGCGGTCGTTGCCACCAGCGTACGCTGAGTGAGGCGTCTGGCCAGCGGCAGCGATGGTGTTCCAGACGTCATCGATTGACCAGTGCGCGATGGGCCACCAGTCGTAGGCGATCCGCGACTTGATGGTGTTCTTCTTGTTGCGGTTGAGCGTGCCACGCTGGTCGATCTTGGACTGGCGTGCCGGTGACTCATCACCCCGGATGCCGACGCAGTTGACCACGATCTTGGCGTGGACGTTTGCAGCGTGCTGGCGGATGACTTTCCAGATGGGCCCAGTCTTCAGATCGCTGGTGCAAAAGCGTGCGGCTGAAGATGGGAAGGCCGGTGCGTCCGGGCGGTTGGTCGCGTCGAGTGTGGCACGGCGCTGGCGTATCGCACTGAAGAGATCCTTGGGGGATCCATCAGCGTGAATGGCACGTGCGATCATCAGCTTGCGTCCCGGGCCGATTGTGTCGTGGATGTGTTCTTTCACTCCCGGCCATTCGATGTCACCCAGATCAGCGTGGACCACATGCAGTTGATCGAAGGGCACGCTGCGTGCCAGTACTGTGTACATGGCCTGCGAGTCCTTGCCGCCAGAGTGGCCCACGTAGAAGTGAGCACCCTTGGCGATCAGTTGCGCGATGTCGCGGTAGTTGGCTAATGGATTCATGATTGGTCAGCCAGTTCAGCGCGAAGGTTCTTCACTTCCTGATCGTAGATGCGGCAGTGGGCCATGACCTTGTCGGTCAGGTAGGTGATCGCATGCTCCTGCGCGTCTTCGATGTCGACACCCTTGGGTGCGTAGTACTCGATGCTGTAGTTCTCATCGGCGGGTGCGTTCACCTGACAGGTCCAGACGTAGGCACCAGCCTCGCCTCGCTTGTGGCTGTTCTTCACGATGTCTTTGTAGTCGCGGCGGAATGAGTTGACCAGCTTCTCGATGGCCTCGTCCCGGGTGTCGGCGGTTGCCCATCCGAAGGCACAGCTTGCGAAGAAGTGGACCGGGTCAGGTGTGGGCGTGGTGGTGTCAACGTCGTCGTCATCAGCGTACACGACTGGGTCAGGTGACTCGTCGGTCTCGCGGTTGGTGATGACCAGATTGGAGTAGCCCTGATCTGCCCAGCTTACCTTCTCGGCCTGCAGTTCGAACTGGCAGTCACCCTTGCTGAAGCTGCCGAACAGTAGCTCGGTCTCGCCTTCGATGGTGCCGTGGATCTCGTGGTATGTATTCATGTTTCAGTTCCTATGTTTGGCCTCGCCTGAGTGGCTAAGCTCTGTCCCAGAGCTTAGTTGCAGAATGGCACAAAGTCAAGCAATCGGGCGCACTAATGTGCAGAAGTGTGCATGCGGTCACACTACCCCCTGACACCGCCCCGGATCGCATGGCACAGGGCCATACAGGGCCTTGCCTCAGGGGTTGCAGGTTGGCCAGACGCTGGCCAGACCATCGCACGCGCCAGCGCCCGAGGGGCTGAGACCCGCAGTACAGCTGGCTCTTAGCCCGAGGCCCTCGGATACCCGGGGGCCTCGCCACCCACCACCTCGGATACCCGGGGCCAGCAGGCCCGGGGGTCCGAGGGGGTGGGGGGTGCTGTCTTGATACCCGGGTAGTCCGCTGGCCAGAGCAGCGGATACCCGGGCCCGGGGGCCGGGGAATCCGAATCGATTCGGCCCAATAGAGTCTCATACATTCTGGGATCGGGAAAGCGAGCCGCGGCACCAAGGACCGAGCCATCGGTCCCATGACGTCTCTTCAGATTTTTGAATTCCCGGCAAAACGAGGTACAATGTTCCACATGCAAAAAAGATCCCCGTATAAGCTTCCTTGGGAAAAACGATATCAGGTCGACCCGGACACTGGCTGCTTCAACTGGCTGCAGAGTTTGAGTTATGGCTACGCGCAGTACCACCCACCCCGGGCAAAAAATGTGAAGCCGAGAACTGTGATGGCTCACCGCTGGGCCTGGGAGATGGTGAATGGCCCGATACCCGAGGGACAGGTGATCCGCCACACTTGCG